GATCTAAACTGATATCTTATACAATTCAATGACTTACATAGTGTTTAAAGGATTAAAAATGATTTACATATTTAAAAATAACTTGTTTAAAATCAATGACTTATCGTTTTATCATTTGTTTTATACTTGTAAGTTATTGATTAATAACGTTATTTTTTGTAAATATTTTTTGTATTTTTTAATAAATGGAAAAATGATCATTTTATTTTACAGTTGTAAAAATGTTGTTTTTAATATTAATTTCGCGTATTTTACAAAAATCTTACATAAAATCTTACATACTGTATAGAAGATAGTGTATGCCAAATTTTGCTTTTTCTCTTTTTATTGTCTTAAATTTACAAATAATAATAATATATGTATAATATAAGTAAAGAAGAAATAAGAATGAAGAGATACCCTATCTTATAGTAAGTATGTAAGATTTTATGTAAGATTTTAAAATAGTGTGTTTAAAATCAATTGGTTGTAAATACGATTTAATGTAAGTATCGAAAAAATCAATGACTTATGAATATTTTTATTTGAGTATAAAAAAAGAAAGGAAAAGTCATGAAAGGATTTCTATGTAGTACAATTGGAGAGTTAACAGTTGGCATTAAATACAATGAATTTACTGATAAAATAACTATTGGAGGAAATAAAAAATTTTCTGGTGAAATTCAATCTATTATTAATGATTATTTTGATATGCCTTTTTATAATTTAAAAGAAAAAATGACAGCTAAAAATAAAATTAAATATATTTTTAAATGTAAAGTTAATAAAGTAAATGAAGCAATTAGAAGATTAAAAGAAGATGGAGTTGAATTTAAATCTGTTAAAATATTGGAAAGGATATGGTGGTAATGTATGAATACTAAAATAAATTTGTGTGACTCATGTCTTAATGAATTTCCAACCTGTCAACCTGATAGAATAGAATTTGGTGATGGAATAGGGAATGATAATGTGATTAAATGTAGTTCTTATAATGAAAGAAAACTTATTAATCTACAGGAGGTTAAAAAATGAAAGCTCTTTTAATTACAAAATGTCAATGTTCAAAAATGTTTGATCTTATTGAATTTACAAATAAAATTGAAGTATTTTTAAATAAAGAGCAAACTATTAAACGTACATTTAAATTTTTTGACAAACAGGTAATTTGTGATATTGAACTAAATATTTATAAGGAGGTTTAATTATGTATGAAAAAATAAAAGAATTATTAATTGAATTTAATGTTGAAACGGGCAATTATGGAAAAAATTATGGAACAGGTGAATATTCAGAAGAGTTCATTATATTTATTTTAAAAAAGTATGAGGTTCAAGATGATCATAAGTAAATCTAATTTACTTGTAGTTAATTTAACGAAAGTTGATAAGCAAATACCAGTTCTTGATTGCGTCAGGATAGAAGATAATGGCAGTAGTATAGGTGGAAATGGAAAGTCATTTATTGCAGTTTCACCTGTTCCTTATGATACAAAATTGAAACTTAAAAATATATTCAATGATGAGAAGTCAAATGGTGTTACTGTTACAAGTGATACTGCAAAAGAGGTATTGAAGAATATTCCGAATGATACTCGATTTCAAGGTATGTTAGAACATTCGGAAGTTATAAGTAAAGATGATAAAACAGTTCGATTTGAATTGCATGATGGCGCACGAAAAAGAAGTATTGACGGTAAAGTTAATCCGATGAGTTATCCTGATTATAGAAAGATGTACAATCGATGTTTAAATAATAAAAAGAGCATTCAATTAGTTGTAAATGCAAAAAGATTATTACCATTAATTGATACACTCATGAAAATATCTGAAGATACCGGGGATTTTTCAAAGTTGTATATTGAATTTACAGAAGAAAAAGATATTATCTTGAGAATGCAAAATCAGAAAACAGGGCAAAGAGCAATAGGTTTAATGTGGTGTTATAAAGGAAATGATAATGTATGGTTGGAAAATAACAAATGGGAAGAGGAGTTGAAAAATGGAAATATCAATAATACCATTGACAATAGTAATATTAATCGTTCTTCTGTTGTCAGTTGTAATGGGTCTACTAATAACAGTAGTATTAGAAGTGATATATCAATGGTTCGAAAAACGAAAGGAGCAAAAAAAACAGGAAATAAAAGTTTAGCTCATATATTGCATGGTGAATTATGTCCTGAATGCAGTAAGTATCATTTAGCAACTGATGGAAAAAATAAATGGTGCAGTTGTATTAAAGGTTGTAATTATTTTAAAAGGAGTTAAATATGACAGTTCATTACAGCAGTAAAGAAAGGTAATCTATGAAACTCATTTACATTATAGGTCCATTTCGTGCCGAAAATTCATGGTTAGTGGAACAGAATATAAGAAGAGCTGAAGAAGTGGCATTGCAATTATGGCAAAAAGGATTTGCGGTAATATGTCCTCATACAAATACAAGATTTTTTGATGGTGCCGCACATGATAAAAATTTTTTAAATGGTGATTTGGAAATATTGAAAAGATGTGATGCCGCTTTATGTATTCAAGGTTGGATGAATTCAATTGGATCATGCAGAGAAAAAGATTTTTGTTTTACAAATAGGATTGCTCTTTATTATTCAGTTAATGATTTGACTTATGATTTAACCGATTAGGAGTTGAAGTATGAATACAAAAGATGATAAAGAACTTATTCGGATGATGGATATTGCAATAAGTGAAGCGCAGGAGATTATTAAAAAGCTTGTCGATAACGTAATAAACAATTGCGATAAAAGAGAGATTGTCAATACTCTTATTCGTATTGATGCAAAACTTGAAATGGAAGTTGAAAAGGATAAGCAATTAAATAAAAATAAATTTGAAATTGGTTCTTATGTTGATGTACAATTGCCTGATAGATTCGGATGGTTTTTCGGTAGTATTGTTAAACGTCATTATGGTAATTTATTCGATTGCATGTTGATTGCAGGTCCTGAAAGATATGGTCAAATAGTTACTGATATACCAGAAAATCAATTAAGAGGTAATAATGAATACTCGAGAACGAAGAGTGTATTTAAAAATTTGTAAAGAATCTTCTGATTATTGTTGTTGGATACACATAAATCCAAAAACTTTACAATGGATTTGCACATCAGAAAAAGCAAATAAAGGAATATTGGTAAATAAGAAATTGTGTGACGACTGTTTACTACGAAATAAAAATTCAGGAAATACTAAAAATTTTAAACTATTGTAAAAAGGTGATATTATGAAAATCATTAAGACAAGTTATCAGATTTTGACTAATGTAAATTGGCCGGATGTTTTAAGACAGATTGAGAAAATAAGTCGAACGTGTTATAAATCTGAAAGTGCAATTACTCCTGAAACGTCTATTAAATTTGTAAAGAATTTAATTGAACGTGGTCATGAATCGGTATTGGAACATCAGAGTATATCAGTTCGTGTAATATGTGATAGAGGAGTTTCACATGAAATTGTAAGACATAGAATTGCAAGCTATAGTCAGGAGTCAACAAGATTTTGCAATTACGCAAAACATGATGAACTTGTTTTTATACAACCTTGTTTTTGGAATGAGAATCAAACTGAATATATTGCATGGTTTAATGCTTGTCAAGCATCAGAAAAATTATATTTACATTTGATTAATCAATTAGAATGCACTCCTCAAGAAGCACGATCGATACTTCCAAATAGTTTAAAAACTGAAATAGTCATGACAATGAACTTAAGAGAATGTAGATATTTTTTTAAATCAAGAGCAGTTGGTTCTTCAGGAAAACCACATCCGCAGATGTTGGAATTGACATTACCAATGTTGCAAGAGTTCAAGAAATTGATACATGTTGTCTTTAACGATTTGGTGGTATTATGAATATTGGAGATATTGTAAGAGTTAAAAAAAGTATTAATGTTTCAAAAGCATTAAAATTATGCACTTTGTTTATTTTAGATATAAATGAAGAAACAGGAAAGGCGAATGTTATTGTTATTGAAAGTAAAAAATGTACTGTTACGATTGATGAAATAAGATTAATAACAAAACATTGTGCAACTGTTATATATAATACAAATGATATTTGTGATTTTAAATTTGAGATTTATATTCATTGTTTAGAAAATATATGATGAACTCTCAAGATTACTTATTTGATTTATGGTATAACATATCTGGAATAGAAAAGAAGGAGGTGAATATTATGCCTGATATTGAAGAATTGAGAAGAACAGAATGGTCACCTGTTTTTGAAAAGTTAATGAGGAATCGTTTATTAATGGGTGCATTCAGGTATGGAAGATTGAAAGCGAAAGATAAACCAAAATATAATAGAGTTCAAAAGATAAAAGACAAGATTGAAATGTATGAACGAACTGGAAATTTGGAATTCCTTGTTGATATTGCGAATATTGCGCTTATGGAATTTGAAGAAGGAGAACATCCTTTAAAACATTTTAGATCAACAGATGATAAAGATCATTCTACAATTATATAACAAAGGAGAAGCACAATGATTAAAAGCATGAGAAGAGGTAAAATTAAAATTTCATTTGAATTAATCAATGACAACATTGAATTAATGCATAAACTATTCAGTAAATTTACACCTGTAATTACAGAAGATAATTTTTTTACGGGTCAAATAACGTATTATGGTTTTTGCGATGATTTCAGGGAAATCAATTCAAATCAAATTGCACCATATTATGTAGGAGCACTTGACGATGAAGGAGAAATGATTTTTACAGAACAAAAGTAGTTCTTTTTCCAGTGAATAGTTGAACTTTCTATTAGCCTTTTGTAAATCCGACTGTATTAATTTACAGTTGGATTTTTTTATTGTATTTTTTTATGAAAGGATGTATAATTAATACAGAAAGAGGAGATGTGCATGAGAACTAAAATTCCTGAAAAACAAATGAGAAAGCATACACTTAAGCAGGTTATTGTAAGTAAAGATATTGACAAACCAAAATATAAGGGTTATTTCAAAAAAGGTGTTTCAGGTAATCCTAATGGAAGACCTAAAAAAGAAAAATGTATTCCCGATATTTTACGCAATATTGGAAGTCAACAAGCTTCACCTGAAATAATAAGGCAACTTAAACCTCACTTTCCAACTGTTAATCTGAAAGAAGCTACATGTTTACAAGTAATGTTATATACATGTTATCTGAATGCAAAGCGTGGTGATGACGCTTCACGTACATTTATTGCTGACCGTACTGAAGGAAGAGTTAAAGAGCATTTAGCAATAACAGATGAAAGTATTGTTGTTGATATTGAAGATGCTGAATTCAGTGAACCTGCAAAAGGGGAGGAGATAGGAACAGATGAAAATACTAAAAGTTCTGATACTCCTACTAATTAGTAGTATGGCATTTACTCAACTATATGTAACTAAAAGATTTTTCAATGATAAATTTTTTCCTTATATCAATTGTCAATGTCCCCTTCAAATATTTTATGGTGGTGCCTCTTCCGGTAAATCAGGATTTGCCGCGCAAAGAAGAGTTCTTTCAATGGTACAAGAACAGCGCAATTATTTAATTGTGCGTAAAATTTCCGATACTTTACGATCATCAATATTTGCGGAAACAGAGTGGGCTATAAACGCTCTTAAACTTGATAACAAGTTTTCAATTGTTCCTTCCTTAATGGAAATTGTTTATAGGCCTGATGGAAGGAAGATTCTGTTCAGGGGTCTTGACAATGTTGAAAAGTTGAAATCAATAAGAGTTAAGAATGGTGTTATTACTGATTTAGATATTGAAGAAGCAACTGAAATATCAGAAGATGATTATGATAAGTTGACTTTGAGAATGAGAGGAAAATCATCTGTTGTTAAGAGAAAATGTTTGTACTTCAATCCGACTTTCAGAACATCTTGGTTGGCAAGAAAGTTTTTTAATGGACAATGGATAAAATATAAATATGATGGAAACATTTTAATAGTTCATAGTACTCATTTAGACAACAAATTTTTAGATGATCAAGACCATAAGGACATTGAAAGTAAAACAGGATATTTAAACGATGTGTACGCGAAAGGAAAATGGGGAGTATTAGGGGATCTGATATTCACCAATTGGTCAATTGAAGATTGTAAAGATTTAAATTTTGATATAACCCGATATGGTTTAGACTTCGGTTTTACTAATGACCCATCCGCTGTTTTAAAAGTTGGAATTGATTCACCTCACAAAACGTTATACATTCAAGGTGAAGTTTACGGTTATGGCATGGTTAATGACGTGCTTGCAGCAAAAGCAAAACATCTTGTCAATGGTAATCCTGTATGGTGCGATAATGCCGAACCAAAATCAATAAGGGAGTTACATCAACAAGGTGAACAGAGTATTAATGCACAAGCAACTATTAAAGGTAAAGATTCCGTATGGCATTCTCTCCAGTGGTTGCAACAATGGAAAATAATAATTGATAAAAATTGTACAGAGAGCATTAATGAATTCTCTCAATATCAATGGAAAAAAAATAAAGATGGAATATCATTGAATGAGCCAGTTGAAATAAATGATCATTGCATTGCTGCTTTACGATATGCAACTGAAAGAGATCGATTAGGATCATTAGTTGCAATATCGGTTTAATCGAAAGGATATAATATGTCAATAGTTAAAATGAAAGTTCCTATCTCTGGAAACAAAAATGAGATTGATGGTTGGTTGGAAAATGTATCTCAACATATTGATGCAGGAAATAGTGTTGAATTTGTTGATGCTCTTGATAGTACAGATGTAAACATTTCCCGTATTCAGTTGGATACTGCCGGAAGTGTTGCAATATGGGGGAAAGGATACACTCAAGATACAGCGAAAAGAATAGCATTGACTGCCGGAGAGTTTCATACAATTGTTGGTATTCATGGAATTGACGTTACAAACACTGACGCATCAAAAGGAATACATGTAAAGATATGAAAACAGAAAAAGATAGAATAATAGGTGTCAATCTAAAAACATTAAGTATTGCTTTCGGATTATTATTAACTATACTATTATTATGGACTGCACTTGACACACGATGTAATAAAATAACAGTTCAAGCGAAAGAATCTATTATACGACCTGAAGCGATAAAAGTATTCAATGAACTTCACAAACCTTTTGAGATTAAAGTTGACTCAATGCAATGCACAAATAGATTAATAATAGAGATGATTAAATTATCAAATCCTGACAAACCTTGGCTATTGACGAAAGCGCAAAGTAACTTGAAAAATGTACCGGGTTCTTTTCCAGTGGAAGGTGAATAATGAAGCAAAATATTTTAACGTTGAACTCAATAGTTCTTTGCTGGTTTTTTGCTGAAATTATTTCTCATAGAAATAAAGATTACGAAAAAACTAAAGGACTTCCTTTAGATGGAGAAAGTAAAGATTATATTTTTGATGCAATAAAAGAGTTTATTCCTTCTGCTGATAAACCAGAGGTAATGCAATTTGAAAAGCCGTTCGATTATGGTTTAATTGTTAATACTCCTTCTCATGTATTTTTACCATTTGGCGGTACTGATGGTATTGACGACTGGTTAAATAATGCGGATATGTTTCCTTTTATTAGAGGTATGCACTATGGATGGTGGAATTCTAATAAAAGATTTCATCCATTGATAAAAGAACGTTCTAAAAGTTTTATTGGAAAGAAGGTATACACAACAGGTCAATCTCAAGGTGGACCTCACGCATTGTATACATCACGATATCTTGCTGAAGATTTACATATAATGTCAACATGCAATAGTTATGAAAGTCCAGTTTCCGGTAATGATGAATTTTGTATTGCAATGAATGATCTTGGAATTGTTCATAATCGTGTATGGACAAGAGGTGATCCAGTTGTAATGTACTTTCAAAATGTTGGAAAGCATTATGGGAATTCAATTGAATTGCCTGAAAGCTGGTTGCACAATATTCCAATAATAAGAACTTATTTACATGGTTATCGAATGACTACAAAACAGATGATAATATTTTGTAAACAGCGTAAACTAATTGATGAATACAATTTTCTTAAAAATCAGATGTTGCCATTTGTAACTATTTAGAAAGAAGAGATTATGGAATTTATAAAGTGGATAGATGGAAAGAAAACAATCTTCGCTGAATTTTACTGGACTGCATTGGCCGGAATAAACCTTATATGGTTTCCTGATGGAATGCCAACTGTTTACAATAAAGTCTATTTGTCAATTGGTATACTTTTTACATTCATAGGTTTAGGTCATAAAGCATTTAAAAACAAATTTGCAGATAAGGCAACAAAATGACAAGAGAACATTTTGACAGTTTAATATACACAAAAGAGTCGGATATAATTAGGGTTGGTGGAACGATTGAAGGAATTGAATATCAGACTCTTGCAAATTTTGATTTGTTATACAGAAAGTTATCTGAATACAATTGTAAAGCAACTATATTTTTAAATGGTTTAAATTCAGGTGATCATATAAGTGAAGAACATCGAAAAGGTGAAGCTGTTGATTTTACAATCAATAAAGAGCTTCCTGTTTTTACTGTTGTTGCACTTATGGTACGATCTGGTTTTAATGGTATAGGTGTTTATCATAATGGTGTATGTTATTCATTTCATGCTGACATTGGAGATATTCGTCAATGGATAGGATATAAAAAGAAGGGTGAAAAACAATGGCACCCTTATACTGCATTGGTAAATGATCCAAAATTGCTGACAAGATAAAATTATGAAAAAGTTTAAGAACTATATTTATCGTATAAATTGGTCAAGCCCTGTTGGTGATAATGTAAAGATTGATTATTGCATTGGTTCAACAGATGGACCTTGGAGTAATATAGTATTGACGACTGATGCACATAACCAAAACCCGGATGGTTTTTACAATTGGAAAGTTGATATTTCAGCCTGTTCAGCTTTATACGTAAGAATATGGGATATTGAAACAGATGCATTGGTATCATATATGGAACCAGTTGACATTATTGATACTTTACCAAATTTGCATATTCAACATTATGGTGATTCAATTTCAAAATTGGGTGTTTACGATTATATTTTTAACTATGTTGCATTGCATTATGAAAATGCTTTTTATGAGGTTGACACAATAAATGATCAGGGTATTGTAGGGATGTGGATGGGTTGGTATAATAATGCACTTGAAAAAGGGGAATTATTTTTAAACAATCCTTTGCCGGATATTTTATTATTAAATTCCGGCATGCATGATAGAACATCCTTCGAAAATGAATTTGATTTGAAATTCAGAGAATTTTTAACCGATTACAGGCAAAGAAATCCGAAAGCTGTTCTTGTTTGGGCGAATACAACTCATGTTTCTGAAGAGCTTGAAGATTATCAATTGTATAATAATAATATCGATCGTCATTCAGTTGAAGCTCTTGCGGCATTAAACGATTTATGGATTTCAGGAAGATTCATTATTGTTGATCAACGAAAATGCCAAATTGATAATAATATACCATTTATTGATTATGTCCATCCGCAACCAGCTTTTTACGAATTGTATGCAAATGAATGGATTAAAGGATTAATAAATGCTATTCAAATATTTATAGGAGCAACAAGTATGTCAATACCATCAGGTACTCAATGTTACTTACCAATAACCGTTGATCATACATTAGTTAAGATATCACAAGAGCATTTCCCTTATCAAATTGATTTATCAAGTACACTTGAAAATAATGTAATATTTAAATCATTTATTAATTCAAGTCAAAATATTACAGTATATGACCCAGTAACTGATTCTGTTAAAGCAAGAATTGTCGATCTTGATTTAACAAATAATAAACTATTGATATCATTTGATTCCCCAACTGATACAGATGCAGATAAGATTTTCTATATTTGTGTGGGAACATCTTTATCATATTCAGATGATTCATCTTCATTTAGTGCATCAGGTTATACAAATGTTTTCAAAATAAATGAATTTGAAAATGGAAGTACTGTTGTTGATTCTGTTGGGGTTAATAATGGAACTGTTGTTGCACCTGCAACAATTGGAAATACAGGAAAATTTGGTAATTGTATTAATGGTACTGATGGCACAGGACATGTGACTTTAGGTAATGTAATTTCAATGAATTCAGTTGCAAAAATTTCTATTGAATGTATGTTTAAATTAAGTGATGTAAATATAACAAGTTTCCTTATGATTAGATATATTTCAGTTTCAAATAAGTTTAATCTGCAGTTTACTGCAGGTCAATTGAAATTCTTTCAATCAAATGGTGGATCAGCTTATGGATATTTTTCAATATCAGGTATATCAGTAAACGAGTGGCACCATTTAGTTTGTGTTTTTAATGGAGAAGGTGTAGACAACGTTGGAAGAATGCAAATTTATCTTGATGGTACACTTCAAACATTGACATTTTCAGGAACTATACCTGCAACAACATATGACTTGTCAGCTGCACAAACGTATATAGGGTATACATCAACTTCTTGTCAATATGTTGATGAATTCAATTTTTTAAATATTGCCGTATCATTAGAATTTGTTCAAACAAGATATAATCAATTTTTTGATAATACTTTCTTTTCAATAGGTACATGTGTCTCATTTAGCACTATTAATATAAGCAGTGATAAACGGGCAAGAATTGATAATATCAGTCAATTTATTGATGCAGGAATGGATGTTATATTTAAAGATGAATCAGGAAATGACATTAATATAAACAATGTTATATTAAATACGTCCGGATTTATTAATGTTTATGGAAAAGGGTATACAAAGAATGATTCTAAAATGATTAAAATGTCAGCAGGTAATCATAGAATCGGCGGAATGCATTGTTTTCTTTCCAGTGGCACTGATAAAGGAATAGGAATACATGTAAACTTATGAAAAGTTTAATACTTGATAAAAACGGAAATAATATTGTAATTAAAAGTCAATCAATGCCGAATATTCAACCTGATTTCTGGACATTAGGGGATAATAAGAATTATTCTATTAATAGTATAATGATCAAACCTTATGCTTTTCATGTATGGATACATGCGTGCGTGCGAACGATTGCACAAAACGTTTCTCAAATAGAAAGAAATTTAGTCAATAGTAAAAATGAAGAAGTAAACAATGATCATGAAGTTTTACAAGTGTTTAAAAAACCTAATAATTTGATGGACTATAAAACGTTTATTTATACTATTGTCTGTCATTTACTTCTTCCAACCAAAAAAGGTGATTCTTCAACTGGTGGACAATGTTTTATTATCCCTTGGAATGGTCTGTCTGATGAACCGGTAAGACTTGATAAAGGAGAAATACCGGATGAATTGATGCCATTTTCAGAAGAATTTTTCTCCCCTTGGTTTATTGGATTAAATAAAGGAATGCTTAATTGTAAAGGTTGGATTTTTGAAATTCCCGGAATATCTGACTCGAAGATATATTTTGAACATGGACAAATAATAAGAATTGCAATTCCTAATCCTTATGATATGTTAAAAGGTATGTCGGATTTTTCAGCAATTGCTCAATCTGTTGAAATGGATATTACATCAGATGCATTTAATCAAAATATTTTAGAAAATTATGGTCGATTAGACGGACAAGTGACAACTGAACAACCTATTGATCAGATAGAACTTGATAAATTTAAAGAAAAGTGGTATCAACAGTACGTTGGTCCTAAACAAAAAAGAGTTGCATTTTTATCAGGTGGATTGAAGTATGAGCAATTTGGTTTGTCAAGTGCAGATTTGCAATACATTGAACAGTCGAAATGGAATAGACAAAAGGTATTAGGTGGATATGGTTTGAATCGAATTGCTGTAGGTGATTATGAAGATATCAATATGGCAACCATTCGAGAGGGAAGAAAACTATTATGGTATGATAGATATATACCAATGGACGGACTAATTGTTGATGCATTTAACGGACAATGGATTTTTAATATTGACAATGGTATATACAAGCTTGCATCAGATTACAGTAGAATAGTTGCTTTACAGTCTGATATGAAGGAAAAAGCTGTAACTGGTGGTGAGATGTGTACGAAAATGGGTTTTCCTCCAGAGCTTGCAGCTCGAATTTTAGGTATACCATTAAAGAAAGAAGATTTAATCAGATGGCCGTATTTGTCGGAACAATTACAGCAACAAGCAATTAATAGTACAGTAATTCCAGAACAAATGAATTTGTCAATTAAAACAAATAAGACAGTAACTAAAGATAAATTGGAATATAGTAATTTGTATATAAAATCAGTGCTTCTTCCAGCTGAACTGAAATTTAACAAAGTACTCGAAAGATATTTTGTTGATCAACGAAATAAAATACTTGATAAAATTGACGATATGGTAAAAGAAGAAAAAATGTTATTGCTTAAAGGGATATCTTTAAGCGGATATCAATTTTTACCTGATGAATCAAAAGAGACATTTGACCTTTTAAAAATGTATAAAGAAGCGTCAAAAGTTCAATCTGCACTGGAAAAGAAACAGGTTGAAAATGAATTAGGACACGGTATTGAGTGGGATACGTCAAATACAAGAATTGATTATTGGGTGAGTGTCCGTGCAAGATATTTACAAGAAATAAATACCGCGACATTAAGACATGCGCGTGATGCTATTAATGCAACTGTCAAGCAAGGAACTGAAGAAGGAATAACAGTTCAACAAATGAGAGAGAGAATTAAACAGGCCGTTCATGATGTGTATGATGTTCGATTAGGAAAGCCGATTGTTCCGAATGGTCTTTTTGATTTAGGTGGTATGTCAAGCTCTAAAACTATTGCACGTACTGAAATGGGACATATTGCCACTTTGACAAGAGCGGAAATATTCAAGTCTGAAGGTATTGAAAAAATTGAATGGATAACCGCAAATGATGAACGAGTTAGAGAAACTCATGTACTTTGCGGTAATGATGCACCTGTAAATTTTGGAGATACTTTTTCAAATGGTTTGAAATATCCAAGGGAACAAGGTGGACCTCCTGAAGAAGTAATAAATTGCAGATGTTCTTTCGTTGCGGTAATAGAGGATTAATCTATGATTGCTTATGGTAAAACAAAACGTGCATTTAAAATTCATCCGCATAACGAATGTTGCAGTTGTGGTGAATCTAAAATAATTAAAGGTAAAGAACGTCGTAATAATAGAGAATTATCTTTCGAATATGAAAACAAAGCAATCCTTAACAATAACAAAGGTGGTCGAAATGTCATTACCAAATGAAATACAAGCAAAAATTGATACGACAGTAAAGCAGATAAAATCTAATGTTTTTAAAGAGGTTTCACGACTTGTTGAAATTTCTGAAAGTGAATGCAAAAAATTATGTGATGCTGTTGGATTTGTATTCAAATCCGGTTATGAGAAAAGAGTAATCGAAAGAGTGACAACAACAGAAGCTCCAGATAGAGATGGTGATATTGTCAGGGCAAAAGGAGTAGACAATAAAGAATTTAGAATTGAACCAATTGTATTGTTTGCTCATGACAGATACAACTTTCCAGTTGGAAGGTCATTAAAGGAATGGATTGACAATAAAATTAGTGGTTGGAAAAGTTGGGATTTATATCTTGACAATGATATCGATACATCAGGAAGAAGTGACTTAACTTTTCGAATGGTTAATTCTGGTGCAATGCGCGGTTGTTCAATTGGTTTTATTCCAATAATTTCGAAATTTGATCATTCTGATAAAGAAAGAGCGGATATTGGTTTAGGGAGATATGGAGTTGAATTTTTAAAAGTTAAGAAAATTGAGCATTCGGCCTGTTCTGTTCCAGCAAATCAGGAAGCTCTTGCATTATCTTTAAAGTCAATCGATTCAAAAATACTTAAAGGTGCACTGTCAAAAAGTGATCTTGATACACTGGAAAAGAATAATATGCTTGATGGAAATATGATTGACGTTTTTTATTCGGTATTAGGAGTTGAAAAAACAATTGTAATTCCCCCTGTTGTTACTCCTGTTATTGTTCCTGAAGCAAAAACAGAACAACCTATTGTTAATCTTAATATTGATATGAGCAAAACAAATGAGAGTATAATCGAAATCACAAAAAAGATAACGGAATTAAATTCTAATATTGATGGTATTCAAAAATCATTAATTGAAAGATTCAATTCTCTTATTGCAATAGCTGAAAAGCTCACAAATGCAATCGAGCAGAAAAATGAATCAGGAAAATTATATGATAATCAAAATACTAAAGATATTGAAAATATTCTTAAACTCAAATAACTTTTCAAAAAGGAATTAATTATGGATTTGGAAAAATTGAAGGAATTGCTTGAAGCATTCAAAACGGATGTAAAAGCAATGATCGAAGCGAAAGCAAAAGAAGGAAGTGATACCGCTAATAAGATTATCGGTGAACTGCAAACAAAACTTTTGCAAGCGGAAACGTCACTTGAAGAAGTGAAGAAAGCAATTAAAAAGCCTTTTGGTCTTCCCGGTCTTGAAGCGGAAAAGGCACGTTTCAGCTGGGCAAAGTATTTTACCGGACTTTACAAAAATTATCAAGCGGGAAAAGGAGAAATTTCCGCATCAGAAGCGAAAGATTTTTGGGATAAATCTGCATCTTTTGAGCATACAGTTTGTAAAGATTACAATGCATCAGACGGTTCAAGCGGCGGGTTTATTGTCCCCCCGCAAATTTATCAAGGGGACGTTATTGATGTAGTATACGCCAATACTGCAATTCTTAAGCTTCCTATTCTTAAATTTACTAATCTTAAAAGTGATATGCCGATTCCGGTTGACAATGGACATCTTGCCGCTTATTCTCTGTCGGAAACAGGAGCGCCTACTAAAACTTCTGCAAGTTTTTCTCTTGAGTGGTTGCGACCGAAAAAGATTGGTGTATACGTTCCTGTCTCAAATCGACTGCTTTATGAAACAAGTAATGCAATTGAAATGATTGTCAAAGGTAAAATGGCAATGGATGCTTCTGTTGAACTTTCACGCTGTTTGACAAACGGACTTGGAGCAAATAAAGAAGGAAAGGGTATTCTTCAATATTACGCTCAAATGACAGGTGCCGGAAATCTTTCAACGAATGGTCGCCGTTTTACAATTGACGATATTGCTGATATGAAGCAATCCCTTGCTGAAGCTGATGAACTGCGTGATACTAACACTTACGGCACCCTTATGCATCCGTCTGTATTTTGGGGAATGTTGCGTGAAACTGTAGAAATGTACAGTGCACAAACAAACGGTAAAGGAATGCCGAAACTCAGTAAGCTTTTGCTTGATCAGACTGACATTGAAAATGGTTTGAAAGTAAAGATTGAAGCAACAACTCAAATTCCGAAAACGACAGTCGGAACGTCAACAACCTGCTCAAAGGTTATTACCGGTGACTGGAGCAAGTTTGCTTATGCAACTTTCCGTGATCCGATTTTCAGAGTAAGCGATCAGGCAACAGACGCAACCGGACGTTCTGCATTGCTCAATGATGAGATTTTCATGGTTATGTTTCTTGAATACGATTCTGTTTGTCTTCGTGCTTCTGCTTTTGCAGGTCGTGATGGTGCAGAAACGTTAAAAGCAAATTGGTAGTCTTATTAATTTACATTTTAAAGGAGAAAAATTATGAGTGGACGTGGTAAAACATGTGAATGCATTGCGATAACTGCCGCAATGCTTTCTGAAAGAATTTCGTCAATTACCGTTTATTACAATGGTCAATCTATTACTTTTGGTCCGGGATGGGGATTTGATACTCAACCGTTCGATGATTCAATTTGCGCTGTCAATATCGGTACTGTATTGGGTGAATTATTGACAGTAAAGAATGCCGTTTACGAATGTGCAACCGATGATCCATCTTCCGCAACTGCTTTAACAGGAGCAGAATTTACAGATGTAAATACCGCAAATGATGAATCTGTCAGAAGGGGAGCAGTACAATGTAAAGATACACTCCGGTACCTTTTCTTGCGTACAGAAATTGTAGCACCTTCAACCACTGTTCCTACTGTTGATTTTGGTGCTGTATGGATTGGCGGGAGTGCACGAGAACAGGCAACTTCCCATCCGTTAAGTTTTGATGTGTAGTTAAGTATATGTTGAGTGGGGATTAAATTCCCCACTTATGTTTTTCTTTCCAGTGAAGAAGGAATAAAATGTTCGTAAAGATAATTAGAAATAAAAGAGAATCACTTTTTCCTTGTATCAATACAGATTATGAAATTATAAATGATAATGCAATAGTAACTATTTATCAAATAACAGGTGAAACGATTACCGAAGAAGTACAATGTATTCCTGAAAATATTATCTATTTCATGAATGATTTTGGAAGAACTGTTGACAGGAAAATATGGAGAAATGTAAAATGATTCAGTTAACATCATACAATAGAATGTTAAGGTATTTAAGTGCTGTTGCCGGAAGTCCTTTGACTGACTCAAAAGCGCAAAAGCAAATGATAGTCAACTGGATTTTAACCGCGTCAAAACAGATTGAAAAATATTTGAAGCGTGAATTATTAATTGCAAATTATACTGAATATTTTGATGTACAATCTGAAAAAGATGTTCAATTCTATGTAAAGTCTTTTCCTGTAATAACGTTGACAGATGTATATCAGGATAGTACTGGTGAATGGGATACATCTGAAAGTGAAATTGAAGATTGCATTATTAATAAAGATTTAAATGGAATTGTTTTACCTGTCGCTACATCAATATTTGGTTTTAAAACTTTAAGAATACGCTATAATGGCGGTATGTCGTATTATGGTGTACTATCAATTTTTGAATTGTCAACTATTGTTGGAACGTGGACTGTTGGAACTTTTGTTGTTGGTGGAACTTCTGAAGCTGTCGGAATCGTAAAAGCATTTTCAGGTACTTCCTTAACAGTCGAAATCCTTTATGGCATTTTTGAATCATTGGAAACATTGACAGAATATAGTGATGAAGATTTAACAACTATTGGTGATGCTTCAGCTATTCTTGCTTCTATTACAAAGCAATCTCTTGTCGAACAGTATCCTGATATCGTTCGTGCTTGTGAAATTCAGGTGAGGTATTACTGGAAACACAAAGATGATTTTGAAATTTCAAGTACTCAAAAAGATGGGACTAATCAAAGGTATTCAGATAATAAACGAAGTCCTTTGACCGATGAAACACGAAATTTACTTACTTGTTACGTGAATAATACGATATGATTTACTTTACTGATAATTTTAAAGAAATTTGTGAGAAGTGGAAAAAGTATCCTGAAAAGTTTGTTAATGCGCTCGGTTTAGGATTGAAGGAAGGTCTTTTCAAATATGAAGCACATTTGCAGAAAAAACAATTGTCAGGAAGGAAAACTGAAAATTACGGTCTTAAAGTTCAAAGTGGAATTGCAAGAGAGTCATTAAATGTTGTAATGTCAATAAAAGGAGAAGATTTATTAGGAAAGATTACAGTCGGGAAAAATGCATGGTATCTTAAAGTTCATGAGCATTATAAATTTAATGGATATAGACAAGGTGGAACATACTTTACAATACCGATAAGTAATGAAGCAATCGGGAAAAAAGCGAGAGATTTCGATCTTGTATTCATTAAACGTCCAGGTAAAAATCCGTTATTAATACGAAAGGAAAAAAGAAAAAATGGTGTTAATGCAATGTTTACATTAGTAAAATATATTCCGAAACGAACTTATTTTTATGAAGAATTTCCTACTATTGGAGATAGATTAATAAGAGAGAGAATAGTGAAAAATTTAGAAAGAGCAGCAAATGAAAACTAAAAAAATAATATCATTTTCTTTATGGGGTGACAATCCACTCTATACAAATGGTGCAATTTGGAATGCACAACATTCAAAAGAATTCTATCCTGATTGGATTTGTAAATTCTATTATGATGAAACTGTTTTAAAAAACATAATTGAAAAAATAGGTGAAACTGGTGCAGAATTAAAATTGATGAATAAGACAACTGATGTATTAGGAGCGCACTGGCGTTTTCATGCAATGTTCGATGATTGCAATATTGAACGTTTTATTGTTCGTGATACCGATTCAAAATTTTCTATTCGTGAAGTAAAAATGGTTGATGAATGGATTAAATCAGAACTTCCATTCCACATTATTAGAGATTGCAAACAACATGAATCAACAATTATGGCTGGAATGTGGGGCGCTATTCCCGGATGTGTACCGGAGTTTGAACAAAAATTAGGATGGTGGTTTAGTCAATTAGAACCTGATTATGAAAACCCACGCGGTATTTTTCATGGATACGATCAATCTTTTCTGAATAAACTTGTATGGCCGTCAATTAAAAATAATCATATTGCGCACGTATTAAAAGACCTGCCACATCTTAAATATACCGGAAATGAAATTGAAGTTGACGAACCGGAAGATGGTCATTACGTCGGGATGGTGGTGTAACATGAAAAAAATAATATCATTTGCACTATGGGGAAATGAATCATTTTATCTTGATGGCGCTATTAATAACGTTATTAATAGTAAAATATTTTATCCTGAATGGATTTGCAGATTTTATATTGACGAAACGACAGTACCATTATACATACAAAAGAAACTTAAATCTTTTGATAACGTTGAAATTGTAAATATGCATCATGCTGAAGATGTATTAGGAATGTTCTGGCGTTTCTCTCCAATGTGGGATGATAAAGAAATTGAAAGGTTTATCGTAAGAGATACAGATTGTCAACCAACACAAAGAGAAGTTGACGCGGTAAATGAATGGATTGCAAGCGGAAAACCATTTCATATAATCAGAGATAATCATTATCATTTCATTCCGATTTTAGGTGGTACATGGGGAGCAATTCCCGGATGTGTACCAGACATGATGAATTCAATTAAAACATTTATTGAAAATATTCATGTTACACAATCACAACATAAAGCAAGAAAATATCATGGTGCAGATCAAAATTTTCTTTTTCAATATGTATGGCCAATAATAAAAGACAATCATATCGCACACGTAAGAAGAAATGAATCGGGATTGTTAATCACTGGAAAAGAAGTTCTTCTTCCAGAGTTAGAAAATGACGGTCATTTTATCGGTATGCCATGCTCGGTTATTGATGGAAAATACGTAAGAGTTGAAAGTCATTTACTTAAAAGTAATTGTACAAAATACAATGAAATATGTTTAATGATTCCGACTTATAAACGACCTCAAAAATTGAAAGAGTTAATCGATAGTGTTAATGAAACTACAAACGATTTATCAAATATAAAATTTTCTTTTTGTGTGAATGTAAAGGATATAGAAACAAGAGAATTTTTAAAAAGTTACGATCACAAATGCGATTATGAAATTATTGATGAGTCGACTATTCAGCCTAATCTTTCATATTACTTCAATAAAATGTTCGATGAGACAAAATTTAAAAATGCCATTGTGTCAATGATTGGTGACGATATGGTATTCGTAACAAAAGGTTGGGATGAAAGAATTAAACAAACAATTAATAATGAATATGGAAAGGCAATTGTCTATTGTGATGATAATTTTACGTCTCATGAACTTTGTGCAGTCAATTTATTTGTCACAAGAGAATTGGTTTTATTGACTAAAAAACCTTTTATGTGCACTGAATTTCATGCAGATATGATTGATATGATATGGACAATGATAGGAACTATAACAGGAATTTTACGATACTTGCCTGATGTAATCATTCAACATAATCATTCTTCAAAAGAAAGTAAAGATAAATGGGATGAAACTTTTCAAAGATTATCACCTATTCAAAAGCACGCGAATAATAAATCAGGTGTAAAATTTGCGGTTGCATATTCTACATTATGTGCACGAAACTTGATAGAAGAAGGAGTCGGATCATGGAACACTCTGAAGTAATTCTATCGGTTTTGATTTGCACATTGAAAGATAGAAAAGAGTCTTTTAATTTTATTAGAAATAAATTAAGACAACAGATATCTGATTATAGTGAATTACCTGTTAATAAAAATATTCCTATAAAAATTGATCTTCAGTACGAAATTGATAATGGTGAAATGACAATAGGTGAAAAACGTAATAAGCTTTTATTACTCGCACAAGGAGAATACGTTTGTTTTGTTGATGATGATGATGATATTTCAGATGATTACATTGAATCAATAATGGATGCACTGGAAACAAAGCCGGATTGTGTCGGTATAGAAGGTATTTTAAAATGTCAAGCTGGTGATTTAATATTCAGGCACTCAATTCAATTTCAATGTTGGTATACGGGAAGTGATGCATTTTACAGGACACCAAATCATTTAAACCCTGTAAAAAGAAAAGTTGCTTTGAATGTATGCTTTCCAAGTAAGAATTTTGGTGAAGATCAACATTATTCAGATGGAATTAAAAGACAGTTAAAGACAGAAAAGTATATTGATCATCCAATTTACTTTTACAATAAGCCAGAGTTAGGAGTAAAATCATGAACTTTCTATCAATAGATTTACATATTGCAGTTAACGCTGACATAAGGAATATTTTTAATCAATTAGGACATACTGTTGAAGAAATTTCAATGGGAGGTCATCCGTCAGTTATTGGCCGACCTGCTGGAAATATACCAATGTTGAAAGGTGATAATTGGTGCTCAACTATACAAGAAAGAAAGCATGAAGAATTTTACAATAAGTATAAAGAGCAATTCAAAAAGTATGATGGTTTCATTTGTTGCTATCCGCCTATATTTTCTATGCTTTATAAAAATTTCGAAAAACCAATTATTATTCAAATACCGATAAGGTACGAATGTGGTGCAGATAATAATCCTGAATTATGGCAAGAGTTCAATGAGTATTTACGGAATGGAATTGATAACGGACAAATTTTTATAAGTGCAAACAATATTTATGATCAAAAGTATGCATCAGGTTTTATTAATAGAGAGGTCAATTATATTCCTTCACTTTGTAGTTATACTGGTATGTCATATAATCCTGTAAATGAATTGTTTTTATATTATTCATCTTTTAATGTAAATGATGAATCAGGGAGAATGATTAAAAAACATAGTGCTATGAGTGGAGGTCATGCATGGCAAAATATTGCAGATTACAAAGGATGTATTCACTATCCGTATAATGTTTCAACTATGTCAATATTTGAACAGTATACTGCAAATATTCCTTTATTCTTTCCATCAATGCGATATTTGCTTGAAATGTGGTTAAGTCGTACTCCTATTCTCGATCAAATAAGCTGGCAACAGCAACAAGGAGAAAGAGCAAAATCTTTCTCTTTAATACCACATAATTTTAAATATGATCCGAATAATTTTACGGATTATGACAGTGTACGATATTGGTTGAAATATGCAGATTACTATTGCGAAAATATGAAGTGTATTCAGTATTTTGATTCAGTTGAAGAAAGAGATATGATTTTATCTTTTGATCAAAAAGCACTTCTTGATATAAGTGAGCAAATGAAAGAGCATAATAAAGAAAGAGAATACTTTATTATTAAAAAATGGGAAAATGTTTTACGAGTAATAAAAGGTGAAAAGGTAATGTTTAAATGAAAATGTTTAAAACTAACTTTGGAATAGTTGAACTTTGCTTAACATACCGATGTAATATACATTGCAATAATTGTTCTAATTTGTGCACTCAAGCGCCGTTCAAAGGCGATCTTTCTTCCAGTGATGTACAAAAATTTTTATATGATATCGATAAGAATAATATTAAAGTTGGTCAAATAACTTTGCATGGTGGTGAACCTGTTTTAAATCCTGATATTGAAAATATAATTATTATATTATGTCAATACAGAGTTATGCATAATACAACTTTATGGTTATTGACAAATAATTCTTGTCAGTCTATACGTCAAAAGACAACTAAAATTAGTTGTGATTATGATATACCTTTAGGAGTTGCAACAAAAACAGAAGGGAATCAAATTGCTTATGTACCTGTAAATGAAAGTTCTGAAGACATCAAAGAAGAGTATACTTTAGGTTGTTTCCAGACAGAAAATTGTGGTATATGTTTTAATTATCTTGGATATTTTCCTTGCTCTCCAATTGCGGCAGCTGCAAGGGTATTTGGATATAAAGGAGTTGAATCTATAAGTCAATTAACAGAAGAAAAATGTAAAGAATACTTTAATATGCATTGTAAACATTGTGGTTTTTCAATGCCAGATAGAAGAAGAGTAACAGAACAGACAAGCACGAAAACTTGGATAGAAAAATTAGATAGTTACAACAGAGAAAGAGAGAAGATATGAGAATTTTAATCTTACAAGATTTACCAAATTTACTATTGCCAACTGAAAAGTTTTCAATTGCAAGAGGAATCGAAAGGGCTTTTTTACGCTCTGGTTTTGATGTTTATGCAGTAGATACAAATACGATTAATGATCGTGAAATTGAACACCTTTTTAAAATATTCGACACACTTTTAGTTGTTCAAAATTATTCATTGGAAAAAATAAAGTATGTCAACATTTTTGAAGGATTAAAAATCTTTTGGTCAATTGATTCGCATAAAGATTTTGAAAGACATGCACAATTTATTTTAGAGAATAAATTTGATATTACATTAGTTTCAAGTTTACATTATGTTCAACAATTTGTGAATAAAGGAATAAATGCTTTCTGGTTCCCAAATTGCTATCCTTCCGATTTGATTAAACCAACAACTTTTAAAAATCGACCTGTTCAAGTTGGATTTTGTGGATCAAAAAGTAATCGTGGAGAGTGGCTTTCAAAATTATCTTCTGAATTTAATTTTCATTTAGCAATAAACGTCTTAGCTGAAGATATGGTTAGAGAACTTTATTCTTATGGTATTTGCTGGAATAGAAATGAAGCTAATGATATTAATTTTAGAACATTTGAAGCAATGGGTGCTGGATGTTTAATGATGACTAATAAGACAAATGGAATATCTAATTTATTTAATGATAACCAAATTGAAATATATCATGATTATGAACATTGTATTGACAAAATAAAATATTTCATTAATCATGAAGAAGAAAGATTACAAATAGCAATCAATGGATATAACAAAGTAAGAAAAAATCATTCTTATGATGCAAGAGTTGCAGATTTAATCAAAATAATTGAGACAGGAGAAAACATATAATGAGTACATTAGGATTAAATATAATAGTAGGACCGAAAGAAGCACATTTGCTTAAACGATGTTTAACCTCTTTTAATGCAAAAGAACTTTTTGATGAAATTGTAATTGTCAATACATCAATGGATGAAGAAGTAAATACTGTTGCAAGAGAGTTTACGGACAAGGTTTTCTTTTTCCAGTGGGAAACGGAAGAGCATCCTTTTGGTGATTTTGGTGGTGCAAGAGATTATGCAAGACAAAAATCGACAACTGATAAAATTTGGTGGTTGGATACTGATGATATTTGTCAAGATCAATATAAGGATAAATTATTTGAATCAGTAAAATTAATAAAAGATGAAAAATATAAAGATGTAATGATTTGGATGATTCCTTATATAATCATTGTAAATGACAATGGAAATTCTGATGCATTTTTTAAACGTGAAAGAGTATTTGACAGATTAAATATACAATGGAAAAGAATAGTTCATGAATTAATGTTTCCGGGAATTGAAATAGTAAAACCGGCAACAATTAATAATATGTTTGTAACTCATTTACCTAATAAGCCAACTTATTCAAGTGCTTTACGAAATGTAAAAATGTTGGAACTTGAATATAAAAATGATCCCGATGATATTCAAACTAAATATTTTTTAGGTCGTGATTATATGTTTGTTGGTGAAGTTAAAAAGGGTATTGACCTTTTAGAAAGTATTTTATCCGATTTATCAACTGGGTACGAAATGCTTTATGCCATTGCAATCGATCTTGCATGGTTTTACGCTTATGGATGTTTAAATCCACATCCGCCAATTGATAAATTTAAACAGGATAACTTGACAAAAGTTGAAGGATATTGTAGACTTGCAATTTCATTTACATTTGATTATGCCGAACCTTATGTTCTATTAGGTGATGTTTATTATTACAAAGAGGAAATTGAATCGGCAACAAAAATGTATCAAATTGCAATGAAAAAGAAATTAGGAACTGGAAAATTTCAAACGCAACCTATGTACCTTGAAATTCCATCAGAAAGACTTTCAAGATTATTTCAAATAAAAGGAATGTTAGGACTAGCTTTACATTTTAATGAATGCGCAAGAAAAGCAAATTTAATATGTAAAGAATATTCAGATAATAAAACATTTCTTGTTAATAAATTAGTTGAAGAGGTAAAAAATGAACAGTGTTAAAACTAATTTGAAAAATGCATTGAAATTATGCGTGAAAGAAATAACAATTGCAGGGGGATATAACTATACGTTTAAAGATGTATTCAATCCGCCAATAAATATGGAGCAAATGTCCACGTATCCCACTGTAAATATTTTATATGGTACTGAAAGGCGACAGGGAAATACTCATGAAATAGGGAATAATCCTTTATATGATTTAATACTTCCTGTTCAATTCGATGTTTTTTTACACGATGTAAATAATACGTCACTTGCACAAGATAAGGCACTTGCAGATTTACAAAAGTATTTTGGTTTTAACTATTATGTTAAGCCAGTTGCAAGTGATAGAACAGTTTTTGAAATTGCTTTTTTATCGGCAACAGAGTGGGGTACGGAAAGAGAAGTCCCTAATTGCGGTATATCGGTTGACTTTGAAGTCTTTTACTCAATAAGAGTTAATAATCCTTACACAATGGTTTAAAATAGGAGGTTGTAAATGTTACGAATAATGGATACGACGAAAGTTTTTGGATTTAAAAAAGAGGGAACTGCTTATACAGCGGAAACGTTGACAAGCGCAAATTACAATCAACGTGTATATGACATTAAAATCAGTCCTGAAATCGAAAGTTATGCAAGAAAACTTTTAAGAGGTGATTACTCAAGGGATGTTTCAATCTCTGGAAAAAGAAAATGTACATCTTCCTGTTCAGTTGATTTATATCCGGGAAGTACAGTTGCAACAGCGCCAACCTATTTTGATATGATCGAATGTTGCGGGTATAAGAAAATTGCTCATGGTGCTACTGGTATAAGTCTTACACCTAATGCACTTTACAATCGAGTACCGGGAACTATTGAGGTTGCTTATTTGGAAGAGGGTGCAACACCACGTCAAGTTGTTGTAAAAATGAAAGGTGCAATGGGGAAATTAAAAATTGAGTCACCTCAAATAGGTCAACCTATTAAATTAACTTTTGAATTCACCGGCGTACTTGTCAGTGTAACAACTAAAGCAAATGCGAGTATTATCATGCCAACAGCTTTTGACACTTCATTACCTCCAGCTGTACTTGCTGTAACATTTTCGCTTTTTGGTACATGGCAATTTCCGAATAAATTTACAATAGACGGTGGTGAAGATGTTCAATTATTTTCTGATATCAGTCAAGCTGCCGGTTATGACGGCGCAAGGATTGCCGACAGAAATGTAACAGGTGATTGTGATCCAGATATGGTTGCAACTGCTGATATTGACTTCTTGACAAGTCAACAGAATAATACCACTGGTGCTCTTTCTGTAACTATAGGTGGTGGTGTACCTTTTTATATTACAGCTCCGGCAGTGCAACTGACAAGCTCTTATAATGCAGAAGTGCGGGAAGGACATTTGACAAATCCATTAAAACTCGAGTATAAACGCGGAACAAACGGGAACGATGAAATAGAGATATTGCAAGGGTCAAAAACATAGGATGTATGATGATAAGGCTTAAGCGTGCTTTAACGCTTAAATAGTACCTTCTTAAACGGTTAAACGATACAATTTTTAGAAAGGTATATTATGTCAGAAAAGAAAGTAGAAAACATAGTAATCACGGAAGAATATTTGAAAAAAATTAGGAAGTTCGCGGCTATCGTACCGGAGGAGACTTTTGTTTACATTCCGGCAGCATTTCGTTCTTTTCCAGTGGAAGTTCAACCAAAATTTGTACTCTCCCCAATTACCGGAGAAGAAGCTTTACAATTTGCAGATAGAATGAGGGGTGAAGTTTTTGTTGAGAATGGAAAAGCAGAAGTGCACATAAAGCATGGTGAATACACGATATCAGTTGTAAAAAAAGGTTTAAAATCATGGTCTAATTATTATGATATAAACGGAAAAATAGTTGATTATGTAGAGGGTTCAATTGGAAATTTACCAAGGGATTTACTGGAAGAATTGAGCGATGCAATTACGTCAAAATCGCAATTGACAAATGAGGAAATATTGGGTTTAAAATAGTTGCCCTGTTATGGAGCGGCAAGACAGGGCGTAATTTTGATTGTGCAGTTTGCAAAGAAGATGAAAGCCGCAAGGAAGTATGGGGATGTAATGGTAAAACATTAATGTCTAAACCGACAATGACAGATGAAGATAGTAAAAGTAAAACTGTTTTTTGGTCTTGTCCTGTTCGGTTTATTCCTGATTCTGTATGGGAGTTTATGAAGATGTTTACATTTTATCAAAATCATCCTTCTTCACCTTTTCCAAAATATGAAAATATCAGTCCGCGTTATTTAAAAGCGGAACAAATTTTCAATAGTGAACTTTCACGAAATAGAGATTAATTATGCCTGATGTAATGGAACTTGAAGCAAGATTAAAAAATTTAATTTCAGGTGAAATGCAGAATATTGTCAAGTCAATTGACGATGTGACAAAAAAGAATACGGAATCTTCAAAACAACAAAAGAAGGATAATTCTTTAACCGAACAATCTATTTCGAAATTGAGTGACTCTTGGAATATTGCTAAAATTGCAGCTGCCGGATTTATTGGTGCAATGGGAGCAATGTCAATTTTAAATAAAGTGACTGAATTGATAAAAGGAGCAAGACAAGAAAATAAAGAATGGTTACAAGTACAGTATCAATTGAAATCTTCATTAGGATATTCTTCATCTGCACTTGTTGAACAGACGCAAGCTTTACAGAAAAATTTAGCGATAGAAGATGATGTTATTGCAACAATTCAGGAAAAAATATCTTTCTTTACAAAAGATGAAGAACAGATAAAAAGACTAACTCAGGCGACTCTTGATTTTTCGGCTGCAACTGGAATGGATGCAAATTCAGCGGCAATGCTTTTAGGAAGATCAATTGAAAATGGTGGTGTACTTCTTTCGCGCTATGGATTAAAAATAAAAGAAACAAATGACGAATTTGAAAGAGCTGAATTAATCATTAATGCAGTCAATGAAAAATTTAAAAATCAGGCGGAAATGGTCGCAATGTCGAAAGACGGTTGGGATAGATTAGGAATTTCTATTAAATCAGTTTTACAGAATATAGGAAATGTGACATTTAATCCGTGGGCATTTACTCCCGGAAATACAGAAATGGAGAAAATGAAAAATTATTATGAGTTTGTAGTCAGTGAAAATTCTATGGCCAATGAGAAAATAAAAGCGCGTGCACGATTATTTTTAGCAAATTACGTTTCGGAAGAAGAAGGAAAAAGAAAAGGTTTAGAGAATTTTAAAAAAGAACAGAATGAAAGAGAAATTGAAGAAACTAAAAAAATAGTCAATGAAGTATTACAGTTGACAAATGAAGGAAAAATAAAACTATTGGAAATTGAAAGAGATAAAAGAATAAAAAGTGTGTCTAATACAGAAGAAGGTACACGACAAAAAATAGAAATTGAAAAACTTTACACATTAAAAATATCTGAATTACAGAATCAACTTGCAGAAGAATCGATGATGTTACAAAAGAAAGTATCTGACAATAGTAATAGAGTATTAGATCAAGTGAATAGTGCTTATGAAAAAGAAGTTAAAGCAAGTATTGAAGCAATGAAATTATTGTATGAAGCATCGGAAGCGGATATAAAAGCGAATAACGATCATGCTGAAAGTCAGCAAAAAAATATTTCAATAATAATGAATCGAAAATTGAAAGCGAAAGAACAAGAGAAAAAAGATGTTGACGAATTAAAGAAAAAAGATGATGATGCAAGAAAAAGTAAAATTGAAAATACACAATTGATTGCCGATTCTTCAATAGGGACATTAAAGAATTTTGCTAAAGCATCAAAGGCATCTTCAGCATTGCAGAAAACACTTGACATTGCACAAGCTTCAGCGAATACGGCTATTGCAGTATCAAAAGCTTTAACACCTGGTTTGCAATGGCAAATACCTTTTATTATTGCATTAGGAGCGTCGCAAATCGCTTTGATTGCATCTCAAAAATATGAATATGGTGGTATTGTTCCCGGTAACAAAACAAGCGGTGATCGGGTTCCAGTAATGGTTAATTCAAGAGAAATGATTTTAACATTAGGACAACAAGAGAATTTATTTAATATGCTTTCACGACCGAATCAAATTTATAATAGTTCATCAAACCAAAATTCAACAAATAGTAATACTGCAATCCATTTAAACATTAATGTTGGTAATAACGGAAATTATGACATGAGCGCGGCGCGTTATACAGTCGATCAGTTGACACCGATTATAGGTGAAGCACTTGTCAAAGCAAAAAATGAAGGTCGTTTAAGACAGTATGAAAATTCAAGGTAGAATACAATGAGTTTTACATCTTTAAATCAGATAATTCGCTATTACTCTGGAATGGCATCAACACCAAATGGAGATGTATACGCTTGTGTATATCAAGGAAGCATTTACAAAAGAACTGGTGGAACTGGTGATTTTGTTGGATTAGGCACAACTGTTCGAGACTGGTACACAATGTCTGGTGCACCGAATGGAGATGTTTACGCTTGCACATACCCAGGAAAAATTTATATAAGAGAAAATGGTTCTTCATCATTTGTAGTATTGCCTAATCAAACAATTGAAAACTGGACTGGTATTACAGTTGCACCGAATGGAGATGTTTACGCCTGTACTTTTGGTGGTGATATTTACAAAAGAACTGGAGGTATCGGCGATTTTGTCGCATTAGGACAAACTTCACGATATTGGTATGGAATGGCATCAACACCAAATGGAGATGTATACGCTTGTGAAAATGCAGGAGATATATATAAACAAACTGACGGTACTGGAAATTTTATTGCATTAGGTCAAACTATAAGAAATTGGGCGGGTATGTCTGGTGCACCAAATGGAGATGTTTATACATGTGAAAATATAGGAGATATTTACAAAAGAACTGGCGGAACTGGAAATTTTGTTGAATTGAATGAAATACATCGTGCATGGTTCGGTATTACAGTTGCACCGAATGGAGATGTTTACGCTTGTACTTTTGAACTTGGAACTGGTAATATTTATATACAATTAGCACCTGTAATTATTATCCCACAATATTTTAAAGTTTTAAACATTCCAACCATCGGTTTTAAGCATGAGTCAATACCGTATACACCTGAAAATCTTGTTGCATCAGATTATCATTATTCAATAAATAATGAAATTAAAATAATGGTAAACATTGAAAATTATTTACAAGAAATCAATACAGGAAATTTTTCGAAATTCGCTTCTATCTCTGGAAAAAGAATGTGTGCTGTAAATTTTTCTATTGATCTTTACACAATGTCAGATATAACAGTTGCACCTTCCTATTTTGATATACTTCAATCTTGCGGTTGGAAAAAGTTGTTGGTAAATGAGCAGAATACAAGTGATTTTGAATCATTAGGAGTAAGTCAAGTAATCAATTGGATGGGAATAACAGTTGCGCCAAATGGTGATGTTTACGCTTGTGCTTACAATAATGGTAATATTTACAAACAAACCGGAGGTGAAGGAAGTTTCATTTCATTAAAGCAGACATTGAGAAATTGGTATGCAATGACTTCGAATGCAATTGGAGATGTTTATTGCGCTACTGAAGAAGGAGGTATTTACAAACAGACAAACGGTGAAGGTGATTTTATTTTAGTTGCTCAAATACCATCTTGTCATGGTATATGTTGTACACCAAATAATGACATATATGCTTGTGCTTACAGCTTTGGAATTTATAAACAGACTAATAGTGAAGGTGATTTTGTATGCATTTGGTCAACAGTAAAAAATTTTAGAGGGATAACATCTAATTCAAACAATGATATTTATACGGCAGTGTATTCAGGAGATATTTACAAGTTGCCTAATGGTGAAAGTAATTTTATTGCATTAGATCAAACGCATAGGAACTGGGGAGGTATCACAGCTTTACAAATTTCAGATGATGTATATGCAAATGAATACGGAGGTGATATTTATAAACAGACAAACGGTACAGGTGATTTTATTGCATTAGGTCAAACGACAAGATATTGGAGAGGAATGAGCAATAATGACAATGGTATATATGCTTGTGCATACAATGTTAATGGTATTTACAAAGCTGAAATAACTTCAAGTAGTGGAATCACAATTTTTCCCGACAGTTTATACAATAGTATACCTGCGTCAATTGAAGTTTCTTTTCCAGAGGAGGTTATCGAACCGCGACAGATTGTATATAAAATAAGTGGTGCAATGGGATATGTGAAATTTACAGGAGAAACAGGAAAACCGATTAAAGCAGAATTCTCTTTTATTGGTGCATTTGATAAAATATACACAAGAGAATTTGAAAATATGATTGTGCCTGAAAATTTCGATAGTGCGATTCCTATTGCTTTACTTGGAGCAACTTTTCAACTTTTCGGAAATGATGTTTCTTTACAATCGTTCGAAATTAACAGCGGGGAAATTATTGAGTTGTTTTCAAATATAATGAAACATCATGGTTACGATGGTACTCGAATTGTTGATAGAAATACGATCGGAATTTTAGAAATTAATAGTGATGCTGAAATTCCGGCCGATTTTACAGATAAAATAATTGATAATCAACAAGGTGATTTTTTATTAAGTGTCGGAAATCTTTCTTTAATAGCTTCTGATGTAAAAGTTAATGAAGTAGAAGATGAATTGAAAAAGTTCAAAATTGAAATGCCGGTAAATTTAACAATATTTCAAGGAGTAATCAGTATGATTAGTAAATTATATGATCAATTAAGCAATTTACTTATTGAAGGAATTTCAAACGTTATTCATATTCTTTCAGGAAAAACAATTACAGCTGATAATGATTTAGGTTTAGAAGTTACAAATAGTTTATATATTTCAGTAACAAAAGATATTTATGCATCATGCGATTGTATAGAAATTGATGCAAATGATCAAATTTATTTGTATGCTATAAATGAGATAGTTCTTGCAATTGAAAATAATGGAAATTTACAATTAACCCTTGGTGGAACAGGTTCAACTTTGATCATAACCGGTTTAAAAAGTGGCAGTAATCAGTTAAATGCTGGAGCCACTGAAAATGAGGTATATCGATCTACTTTAGCAGATGCAAATGGTAATTATCCATTATGCATAGGAATATAATATGTCATATTTACTTTTAACAAGTTCCGGCAATTTTGCTAATATATCAGTGCCGGTATTTCCATATACAACTGAAATTAATTTACCTTTTGATTTTATCAATTTAGATGATAATTCAATTGATATACGAGATGAGGGAACAAAATACGACAAAAGAAGTTGTAAAGCAAGCTTCCTTCTTCCAGTGGTTGAGCAAACTAATTTAAATGCTCTTTTGTTTAATAACGTAAGAGCAAAAAATATTCTTTTGACAGTTCCTTCAAATGGTGGTTTTTTTCCTTTTGGAGCTGATAAAGGTGATTCAAACGGTTTTACAGTTTCAATTGAAATGATTAATACACCTTCAATTCAGCAACAACCGTTTCGATATTTTAAATGTGAAATGTTATTTACAAATGTTGGATCATATCCAGCTTACGCTTTACCTACTGAAGTTGATGAAGGATTATTTGAATTTGGTGATGTTGACAAATTGTTAATGCCGCAAAATATGTTTATACCTGATACAAAATTTACAATATCAATTAATCATACTGAAAACAGTTCTGCTCAATATTTCGATAGGGGAAATTTAGGTGATAATGCAGGAACACGGTTTATATTAAATTGTAATCAAAGTAAATGTGCCGCCATATTGCATTTCTTAACGAATGTAAACAGAAGTGAAACATTTAATGTAACATCACAAGATTATTATTATATGTTCGGAATTGATTATGGTTCTGGTACAGTGTATCCAGTGAAGATTGCATCGAACAAAATAATAATTCGTCATGTCAATTATGATAATTTTGAGATTGAATTATCGCTTATGAGGATTAGAATATGAATCAATGTTTTGGTATAAAAATTATTTTGCAAGATAAAGATAATCCTGTTATTGAAGATACAACAATAGGTCTTTACAATGTTGCAAGTGACAATTCTGAACTTAAATGGATACAAAATGATATATCTGGTCTTACACTTTGGAAATCAGGAATGATTATTGAAAAGGGTATTGAACCATTTTCAATTGAAATTGACTTAACAACAGGTGGTAATATTTCTTATCCGGGAAAAGGCAGTGTATCGATTAAAAATAATTTACAATTTCATCAGACAATATTAGATAAAAATATTAAAATTGCAGGATTGAAGCTTGAAATATGGCATTTTAGCGGTTCCACTGGAAAAAGATACAGGACTTACATTTGTGAAGAGCCAACTTTCGACAGTAAAAAATTTACTATTCCATTTAAAGGTGGACAAGAAAACAGAATTTCAAATATTTTAAATAGAGTTACCACGTTACAATTTCCATTTGCAAGTAATAATACAGTTAATGAAGTTATCCCGGCTACTTTCGGTAAACTTTATCCTTTGATGGATACGACAAGAAACATATCGTCAAGTATTTATCTTCCTGCTATACGAAGCACGATCGCAAAAGGAATAAGAGTTTCCGATCAGGAAATAAGTACAACTTATAATAATTCCGTTTTCGAAAAGAATGGTCTTTATCCTGAAATCAATCAATTTCCAGTTGTATATGATGCTGTAATAGGTGAAAAAATCGGAACATTGGAGATAAATTTTGAATGTAGAGGTGAAGCGGATACAAGTATTTTAATTTTTCCAGTTGACACTTACGTTTATATTGTATCAGGTAGAGGAAATGGACAATTTAGAAAATGTTTTTTTATTCAGCAAACAAATGATAATACATTTACTGCGTTAATAACCAGTTATCTTGAAACTGATTTAGATGATCAAAGGGGTACAGATCAATCCTGGATTAAATTTGTAGTATTGAGAAGGGATTATTATTTTGATCATTTTGCATGTAAATCTTTTTTAGATGTAAATGGAAATGAAATAACACAAAATCCTTCAATATTTACAATTGAAGATGAAACGATTCAACAGGCAATGGATTATGGATATGAGTGTAAAGATGTATCCACTGATAATAATCATGTTGAAATTGATCCGACATTATTTACAAATGATATTAATACATTAGACAGTTTTACAATTAAACCAATAACTGATATTTATGCACTTATGACAATTGATTTAAGTTCATGGAATCAATCGGGTGAATCATGGGGGGAAGATTATTTACGAGTTCCTTTAGATCCTTTACATGGTGGTGGTTTATACTATAAAGATTCTTATGGATATCCTGCAAGTATATCAGGTATTCCAATGGATTTTTTTAAAATATATGACAAGCAAAACTTGACATATTTTGATTATCCTTTAGATATTGTTTGGGGTGTAAATGAACCGCGTGAACTAATGAGATGTATTGCATTTACATTACCAAGTCAACCTGATATTCCATGGGAAGATTTATATTTATGTATTAAATTATCAATTGATACTGATGACCAGGAAGTAATACCAAATTGGAGTTCACATTTTAAAATTATGTTGCGTAAATGGAAGTATGGTGTAGTGGCAGTTGACGGTTTAAATGTTCAGACAGCAAATTCATTTATTGCAAGTGACTTCCCTGATTTTTACTATTTGGATGCAACACTATTAACAAATTATGATTTTTATCATGAAATGGAAACAAAGACATGGCAGGATTCATTTACAGGATACAAAATTTTTAAGATAACAGGTATTGACAGAAACAATTACAATCAATTTGTTGAAGGATTGATTATCAACTGTATGGAAAAAGGTTTGAATGGTGATAGTGATTTAACCAATAACATATTTCAGTTATTTGAACTGGCTTTCTTATTCAAAAAAAGTAATCAGGATATTTCAAAGGATATATTGACACCTTTTAAAGGAAGAATTTTTAATTCCACTTTTTCAGCAAGAAAAACATCAACTGATTTAATAGAACATCCAGTTGATTTATTAGAACATATTTGCAGATTGCAAGATTATCGTGACACTTGCTCTATGCCGATTTCTGGATGGGGTTATCAATATGCAGATACCCCGTTAATTGAAACGGGTTTAGAATTCGGTTCTTTTGATAATACAGAATTGATTGCAGCAAGAGATTATTATTTGGCCGGTCAAATTATTGATTATGACCAAGGGTATACTGATAAATTAAAGCAGTGCATATGTTCAGAATTTGCACTTGCAAATTGGCAAAGTGCTGATGGAAAAGAAAGAGTTATTTTTCTTCCAGAGAGTAAACTTTCGTCTGTTTATACAATTACTTTAGATGATATAACAGATCGAAGTAAAATTAAAGTTCAAAAGATTTCATCTAATAAAATATATGCGGAACCTTTTGTCAACTATAATTTTAATCCGGCGACAGAAAAATATGATAATGCAATTTACATTAAAAATACGTCTGCATCAGTATACAATCAATCTTATGTAATTGGTATTGAATCACCACTGGAAAAAGAAATACTATGGAATAGCTGTCATTCCCTCGCTTTACAATGTCATAGTTTGAATAAACCACCTAGTAATATGACAGATTTGATATTTGCAAATGGTGACGGTGCTTATACTATTGCATACAATCATTTGAAAAGCTGGATAAATTGGCAATTTTGCGAAGAGATAAATTTTGAAACTCATTTTAATATTGCGGGTAGTTGGCAAGAGTGCACTCCTATTAATGTATTATTTTCTCACCAGACAAATAATGTATCAAGGGGTGCACTTGTTGAGGAGAGTATAGTCAACCCTAATCACCCGTATGATGTAATGATTAGGGCTATTATGTACGCTTAATGTTTAATATATCCTTTTCCCGGAACTAAAAAACGAATGCCATTATTAGGATTTTTCTTCTTTGACACTTTGGGTTTTTTCTTGAATAAAAACATAATTCTCCTTTGTTAAATTTTTACTACATTAGTTGAATTGCTATCAATATTATTATACCACAAAAAACCATTTTGAACAGAATCACGGAAACGTTTTTTCGAACCGCAAAAATGTATTTTATGTATTCCCCCTTCTCGTTCGGCTGCATTTACAATTGCATTTACTATGTTTGCCAAATGTAAATGATCTATATATTGTTTGCAAAGTCTGTTTGTTACTATATTTTGCATATCGATATCCATTACTCTTGTAATATACATCTGTTTTAAAATTTCGATCAACATAATTTTTCTTATTTGTAATAATCTTACATAAAATCTTACATACTCTACATAAGAGGCACTATCTAATGATACACACAAAAAGTATAAATATCAAGTTTTTTCTATTAAAAACAATAATTCACTTTATAACTTATTGATATTATTATACTTATATTATTATTTGTAAATTTTATTATATAATATATCATAGATACCCTGTCTTGTATTGTGTATGTAAGATTTTATGTAAGATTTTAAAATTGAAAATATTTTGTAGTTGCAAGTCATTGTATTTCAAAGACTTATAAAAACCTTAAAATAAATTTGAAAATATATCTTGATTTCAACTCAAATTATGTGTATATTTAATGTATGCATAAAGAGAGAGAGAGGGAAAAAATGAGAAAAATTGATACGGAAATCGAAGAGAATGAAAATGATTATAAAATCGTGCATCATGCTCATGATCCGATGGCATCTATACGCACAATGCAAAAATGTCTAAAATGCTATGAAATTGGATCAGATGATTATAATGCATTAAAAAACGAAATTGATGATCTGATCGCAAATATTAATAACTAATATTTTTTCACTTCTTTACAAAGGAGAGGTTTTTATGGCAAAGATTACACGTGATTTCGCTGAACGGGCAAAAATGGGTTTGCTCAATCACAATCTATCAATCGTCAATGGCAAAGCTGAAGTTTTCGTTGCCGGTGAAAAAGCCTGGCATGGATTAGGTGTCAATGTCGAAAAAGCGCAAACGTGGGAAGAGGCGATAAAACTTGCTCACCTCGAATGGACAATCCGCAAAGAACAACTGCAATCTCAAGCCGGAAATCTGATTGATGCATATGGTATTTTTCGAAATGACAATCAATCTTTTTTACATGTGGTCGGCGATCGTTACACTCCTATCCAAAATAAAGATGCATTTACATTTGTTGATGCATTGGTTGAAGCGGAAAAAGGCTGTCATTATGTTTCCGCCGGAGCACTTGGCAGAGGAGAAACTATATGGTGTACCGCTTCAATTCCCGCTGAAATCAGTATTAAAGGTACTGATGATAAAATGATTCCGTTTCTGCTTTTTATTGAACATCGTGATAGAAAAGCGGCAGTCGTAAAATATTCCTATACACGACCTGTTTGCAACAATACATTAAATGTATCGATGTTCGACGGCAACAAAATTTTCCGGTTGCGACATACTGCCGGAATAGTTGACAAAATGAGAACCGCAAAAGAAGTGCTTTCCGCTGTCAAGGGTCAATGCAAAAAACTTGAAGAGAAGATGAATTTTCTTGCATCAAAAAAAGTAACAGTTGAGAATATGCAGACTGTCCTTAAACGTCTTTTTCCAGAAATTGAAACTAGTACTCAATCTCAAAATAAAGCGCGGGACATTTTAACACGTTATGAAAATAATGACGGCAATGTTTTTCCCAGTGAGCGCGGCACTGCATTTAATTTGTTGAATGCAATTACCGGATATGTTGACCATGATCGTTCTGTTCGTGTCGGTAATTTCGATGTGGATATGCCGGAAGGGTTTTCCGCTGATATTGAACAGGATAAAAATGAGTTCAAACAGCGCGCAATTTCCGCCAATTTTGGTACGGGTGATGCTTTCAAAAGTAAAGCTTTCGAGTACATTTTGGAAGCGGTCGAAAGCTCACCGTCAAAAAGTTCAAAAACTTCTGTTGATATAATTCTGGATAAAGTTGCAATATAATATTAACATTTAATAGTGGTGCTGAAATATGCGCCACATTAGAAGGGTTTTATCATGTCAGTAAAAAAAGTTTTAACGCCGAAACAGTCAGCTGGCAAAAGTTCATTACCGCAGTATACACCGGACAATGATACTACTACGGTTGAAAAAGTCAAAAAAACTGATACCGGACTCCCGGCGGATCATCCTGTCAGGAAATTATTTGCAGAAGGAAAATTGCCGGAACAGATTGAACAAAAGAAAGCAGCAAAAAAATCTGTCAGTCTGAACAGTGTACCGAAAAGTAAAAGTGCCATTTCGATGAGTGCATCAAGCGGTACTATCGATAATAAAAAGGAAATTCCATACAAGGAAAAGAAAACTCGAGTCGGTGAGTATCCGTTCATCGATAAAATGCTTATTGAGAAAAAGTTTACCGATGATGAAATAATGGAAAAAGTAAAGAATGAATTTCCTTCATGTCAGGATGAAAAACAGATCATGAAGTCAATTTCAGCCTGCCGATATTTTCTTAATCAGGGAAAAAGAAAGTGTTTTACTCCTAATAAAGATGGTTCGAATAAGCTTGAACAACTTTACCGGATTGATGGTAAACTTATTCCGGCAAGCAAAAAACCGAAAGCAGTAAAAGGTGAAAAGAATGTTGTTGATCCAAAAAATGATCCACTTGCAAAATTGGCCGGATTTGGTCCTAATGCCGAAAAAAATGTTATTGCACCTGTTAAGAAAAAGATAATCAGTAAGAAAAAGTAAATTATTATAAGGGATATATTTTATTATCCCTTTTTCTTTTCACTAATAAAATTTGAAAGTCCCGAAAAAGCAGAAGGTTAAAAATGAAAGGTGGTTTTTATGATGATTCAAATTAAAAAAATTAATGGTGAATTGATACATGAAGGAGATTATAATGAATTAAAAAATGCAGTTGAATTTTGTGTTTTGAATGGTATTAGTTTGCAGGGAGCGTATTTGCAGGGAGCGTATTTGAGGGGAGCGGATTTGCAGAGAGCGAACTTGCAGGAAGCGGATTTGCAGAGAGCGAATTTGAGGGAAGTGAACTTGAGGGGAGCGAATTTGAGGGGAGCGAATTTGAGGGAAGCGAACTTGAGGGGAGCGAATTTGCAGGAAGTGAACTTGAGGGGAGCGAATTTGAGGGGAGCGAATTTGAGGGAAGCGAATTTGAGGGAAGCGAATTTGCAGGAAGTAAAATATTCAATTATTAATGTATTAAGATCAAATTTTAATAGTTTATCTGATGAATTAACATTGGAATTAATGAGGTGGGACTGTGTATCTTGCGGTGAAGAAAAAATGAAAATATGGATTGATACTGATACATGTCCTTTTGCTGATTCTGAAAGAGAATTTTATTTTCAAGAGAAAAAAAAATTATGGGTTCCGGGAAAACCAACAATGAACTATAAAGAGTTGTTTATTGCACTGTGTAAAGAGAAAGAGATTAAAATATAACTATTTTTGTAACAGATCATAATGGTGATTCAATAAAAATTGAAAATGTTCGGATAGTCAATACTGATGGTGCTTCAATTTCTGAAATGAATGAATCAATTGAAGTACGATTTGATAAAATCGGTAAAAAAGTAAAACTTAAAACTTTATCATTTGTAATTTCTGAATAGATTAAAATATGACTATATCTTTAACAGATCAATTGATCACTGCAATTTTTAAAGTATATGAAGAATCGGGTATTTTAAAACCACAATTATCGAAATTGATGCAAAAATATATTACACCAATTGTTTGCGATATTCGCAAAAGTCAAAAATCTAATTTAACAATTGATGATTTTATTTTTATTAAAAATCTCTTGGAAATGCAAATAAAAGGGAATGATGCATTGATTGTTTTTCTATCTCAAAATTTTATAAATGGTGCTGATGATATTGATATTTTAAACGAAGTCCGAAAAAGAGGAAAAGATATTGAGAGAGTAGTTGAAAAAATTAATAGTGTTATCGTTAATAAAGAAATTGTTGAACTGACTGGAATTTAAAATTATGGCATATAAAATTTTAAAGTGTAGATATTCAAAAAATATTGTGGAAGGAAAATGTCAATATCCTGAAATAATAGCGGGTTTAAACCTGTATGTAAACGAAAGGATTAAGACATTTAATAAACACTCTATAATGAATTATACTTCACCTGATGCTAAAAAAGAAATTTATAATATTAGAACACTATTAGGTAATAGTTATGTACCAATTAAGTAAGTATCAGCAACAAGGATTAAAATACTGCATGTCAGTTGATCATCCTGCCTTACTCTGGAAAATGAGATTAAGAAAAACCATTGTTGCTATTCGTGCATTTAAACTGAAAAAATTATATCCTGTTCTAATAATATGTCCTAATAGCGCAATTGGAGAATGGATTGAACAGTTGAGTATTGAAGGGTTTACATATAATGCACTAACAGGTACCAAAAAACAAAGAGAAAAAAAGTTGTCAATGTGTCTGTATCGTGTATCAATAATTAACCATGAAGGATACCGCACTCTTCCAGAGATAGGAAAATTTCCTTTCAAAGTTGTAATTTTAGATGAATCGCATACAATACGCAACAACTGTAAATTTTCAAAATTCTGCACTAATAATTTTCGTAGTGCACAAATGAGAATGATATTGACTGGTACATCAATGCCGGAAAGTGAGCTTGATATTTTCAATCAACTTCATTTTCTTGATCATGCATTAACATACCCTTATAGAAATTATTGGGAATTTCGACACGATTGTTTTTTTCAAGATGGTTTTAAATTTACAATCAATTCAAAAGGTCGAAAATGGTTGTCTGAAAAATTGCAGAAATGTTCAATTTTAGAATATGCTGATGTGGGGATTAAAGACAGATTGACAGAAGTAATTCAAAATGTTGAACTTGACAATACAACAAGAAAACAATATGATCGTTTATTCAAAGAGTTCATAATTGAAAATGATTATATACAAAAGAGCACTATTTCATCAGGCGCACGATTTGTCTGGATGAGACAGTTATTAGGTGGTTTCATCGAAGATAAATTGATGCATAGAAAAAAATATTTTGAACTTGCAAATTTACTTGATACCGAATTAAAAAATCAAAAAGTAGTTATATGGTCAAGGTTTAATAATGAAGTTAAAATGTTAGCGTCATTATTAGCATCTCCATTTATAAATGGTGATGTGTCAGTTGAAGATCGTGATTTTATTAAAGCACAATTTCAAAATGGAGATACTCAATTATTAGTTGCAAATCCTTATTGCTTCGCTCATGGTGGAAATTTATCAATGGCGGATGCAGAAATATATTATTCTCTTCCAGAGTCAGGATTGATTTTCAATCAATCAAAAATGAGAATATTTGATATCGATCAAAGAGTAATTAAGTTGTGTATATATTTAATTGTAAGAGATTCGATTGAAGAAGTTATTTTACAAGCGCAAAAAAGAAAATTATCAGTGAGTAAAGAGATATTCGAATATTCAAAAAGGATGAAAAAATGTATATTAAAATAACAAATGAAAAGCATAAATATTACGGGCAATATTTTGACGCATCGAATAATCAAAATAATTTTATTTGTAATATTGATAATACGTTTTATTTTCCATTTGATTTTAATCAGTGTGAAGAAGTTGTATATAATCACGAAAAAAAGCGTGCATACTGGAAATGGAAACGATTTAAAACAACTTTTTTAATGCATAAATTTATTGAAGGAAGTGAGTTTACTATTGATAAATGGGGAACTCCAAATATTAAATATAAAAATTACTCATTCTGTTTTTTTAATGATAGTAAAAAGTGGGGAATATTCATGGATAATAGAAAAATAAAATTATTAAATAAAGAGGAATTAATACAATGGATAACCGCTATTTAAGAAACGTTCTGACTGTCGATACAGGTGATAATACTGCAATTGCATACTGGAAAGGAGATAAATTTCCAATTGTGACAGAAATTAATTGTCCAGTGTGGAAATTAAAACAGCAAAATGATCAATTAAAATATATGTGGATGCAATTTTGCATAACGTTAAAAACAATTATTATGTCAGATAGTATTTGTAAAGTGTATTTTGAAGGAACTAACATTTACAGAAGTTCTTTAAAAAGTATGACGGCAGCAACAAGAGGAAATCTAACAAAACTTGATTATTTAATAGGTGGATACGCAAATATATGTTGTCAATTATATATTGATTTTGAAATTATTACAGCGCAACAGTGGAAAGGTCAAATGAGTAAAGAAGCAACCAGAGCAAAAGTATTTTTATTAAATGGTAAATATTATGAATCGGAACATGCGATTGATGCAGTCGGTATTGGATTCGGAATTATGAAAATGCTCAATTGGAGAGTTGAAAAGTAAATGATTAACAACTGTCAACAATGTGAGTTACATAAATATCGTCGTAATATTGTTAAGGGAAGAGGTTCATTTCCGGCTGATATTATTATTATTGGAGAAGCACCAGGTAAGTGCTTTTCAGGTAATACATTTATTGATACTGCTTTTAGAGATAAAAGTAAATTTCCAAAAGGAATACATATTAAAGATTTAGTTGGAAAAAGTAATTTTAAAGTTTATTCTTATGATTTAAAAAATGAAAGAATTGTTTTAGGTAATGTAAAAAAGGTATGGTGCACCGGTAAACAGAAAGTTTATAAAATTACATTTGAATGGATAGAAAATAACTCTAAAAATAAAAGATATAATTCAATTAAAGTAACAAGTAATCAACTCTTATTACTAAAAAAATATTTAAAATGGAAAAGATATATTGTTGAGAATAAAAAAATAAAAGAAAGGTATTTATCTATTGAAAAAGGATTAGATATTAATTTTGGATTAGAGCCATTTAATAGATGTAATTCTCTTGGATATTCAATTATAAATAGTATTAGAGATTGCCGATTTTTATTAGAATGTAAAATAGGAAGAAAACTTAAAAAAGATGAACAATGTCATCATATAGACGGAAATAAATTAAATGATTCTGAAGACAATTTACAATTACTAACTATACAAAATCATACATCTTTACATGCAACTGGTAAAAATAATTGTTTGAAAAATCCGATAATAAAGAAAAGATTTCCTTTAAGTATTATTCCTTCATTAAAAAATCATAGAGTTATAAAAATTGAATATGCAGGTATTGAAAATGTATACGACATGGAAATAGAAAAATATAATAACTTTGCAGCAAATGGTATATTTGTGCATAATTCTGAAGATATGTTGAGTGAAGCTTTTACTGGAATTGCAGGGCAATTACTCCAAAAAATGATTGATGAAGCAATTGACAACATAAAGTATAAACCGTCAATATTTTTTACTAATTCCGTTTTATGTAGACCGACTGATAAAATAGGTGGTGACAATAGAGAACCTAATAAAACTGAACTTTTCAACTGTCATTTAAACGTGATTAGCATTATTGATAAAGTAAATCCTAAACATATAATATTTGCCGGTGATATTGCAGAAAAGAACTTTAAGATTGATTTTCCACACTATACAAAAATTATGCATCCATCAGCAATCAATCGTTTAGGTGGTAAAGCATCAGGATATTATTTAACAACAGTCAGAATACTTGAAACGGTATTCAGACAGTGTAAGGAATGATAAAAATATGAATAAAATACAGTATAAGTTATTAGGAAGTGCACCAACTTTAGATCGTATACTTTTGATAATCAAAAAATATTTTTATAGTGAAAAAATATTAATGGTGACAAATGATAAAAATATTTTTGATGTTATCAACATTGATAAAAGTAAATTAAATAATTTTAGAGTGTTTAAAAAAGGCAATAGATTTCGATTTGAATGTACCAATAATGTGAATATTATATGTAATGGAAGATTATATTAACAAAGGAGAATAAAAATGCCAGTAAAAAATTCAGTAAAAATCAGTGACATTGTTTTCCCGAAAGACTTTTCTTTAACAAGACAGGGTTGCACCCAATCTCTTGCATGTAAATTTAAACAGTGTCCACGTAAATATTTACTTGCTGTCAATAGATGGCGTAGTAAATTTGGTCAAGAGAAAAGTGCAATTGGAAATATTGTTCATGCTGTTTTGAGTATTATTTACAAATTGAATCATAAACCAATGCAAGATAATGATATTGTAAATATGATTGCTAATGAAATCAAGATTAACAACTCAAAATATAATTTTATAGAACGTAAACAATTGGAATATTTAAAAACAGTTGCACAATGTATATTAATAAACTATCTGAAAAACTATGCAAACGACTTTAAAACTGCTTGCTTTACAAAAGTTGAAGAAGAATTTGCTGTCTTAATTGAAGGATTACTCTGGCGGGGAAAACGAGATGGAGAACACATTGTAAAAAAGGATAAATCATTGTGGATACGTGAAATCAAAAACAGATCACGTATCAATGAAAACAATATCATGCAAGGATTACAATTTGATTTCCAATCTAATCTATATTGCAATACTCGTGACACTGGAAAAGAAATAACATCAGGTTTTATTTATGATATGGTAAGAACTCCACAAAGTAAACCGAAAAAAGATGAAACATTGCAGTCTTTTTTCCAGCGATTGTCGGAAGATATTGAAAGCAGGCCGGAATACTATTTTATGAGGTTTGAAGTACCTTTAACAAAGAGTGATAAAATAGAATTTATAAATGAGTTAAGAATAATAAGTTATGATTTAAATGATTTTGTTAATGAATTAACACCTTACGATAATAAAAATTCATTTTCATGCATCGATGGTACGTTTCCTTGTGAGTATTTGGAAGCATGTACACAAGGTAATATGAACGGTTATTATCAGTCGAAAAAGATATTTGAAGAGTTAGATTGTGAATATTAAATCTTAACATAAAGGAGTTCACTTATGGCAGTAAAGAAATTTATTCCAACACAACCACATTTTAACGCAAATAAAGTATTTCGAGTTCAACAGTCGGAATTACTTTCAAGTAGACCGGTAATAGGAAGGAGAGATTTACAGGGTATAAAAGTCGATATTGTTGATTCACCGACTGAAATTTCTACAAATCCGCTTGATTTTGTCTATCTTTTTTACGGTCCTAAAAAAATAGGTAAAACCAAATTTACTTCAATGTTCGGAGGAAATGAAGGAATAACATATTTTCTCATGTTTGAAAAACTTGCGCGTCATTTGTCAATACGTCAGTCATTAATGTCTGATGTATTGAATGAGAAAACTGGATCAATTGAAACTACTGCATGGTTACTTGCTGAAGCGTATTTAGAAACACTGATTTCTCAACCGGGAAATATACGGGTTGTTTGTGCTGATGGATTATTGGCAATGTACGAAAAAGCGTTTATTCAGGGATGTAAAGAAGGTGGATTTCAACATCCTAATGATATAAAGGATTATGGCAAGAGTTGGGATAAAGTCAAGGGAACATTTTACCGATTTGTTGACAGACTTGTCACTTCAAAATTTGGTGTTATGTTCAACTGTCATGATGTTGCTTTACGTGATGAAAATTTGGATGGAAGTACTAAACTTCAAATTGTCCCTAATCTCCCAAAATATGCAGATGAATTTGTCAGGCATAAAGTTGATAATGTTTTTTATATGCATTATCGGGAACGTTCACGGTGGTTACAATTACGTGGTGATCAAACTGTTTATGCAGGATGTGCAAATGAAAAGAACTTTTTAACTCCTGATGGTGAACAAATTTGGATGATACCATTAGGTAATTCTGCTGAAGAGGGATACAAAAATTTTATGAATGCATTTAATAACAAACAAATTAAAACTTATGAGGAGGTGACTAAACAAGATTTAACTGAATTGTCAAAACAGAAAGGGGATACAACCATTAAAATGAAAGGAAAGAAAAAACAATGAATAAAACTAAACAGAAATTAAAAGAAGAGAAGGATAAACAATTTTTAATTGACTTAAAAAGAAAAAGATTTATTCCTTATCATTGTCAAAGACTTTCAACAAAAAGGGTAAAACATAGACATATATCAAAAAATACTATCACACGAAATCGACTTTTAGATAATAGGTCGCTGTTCAAAAATATTAACTTTTCAATTAGAAAGAAAGATGTAAAAGTATGACTTTAAATTAATTTTTGGTAATGTTTAATGCTGAAGAAAGTGATATAAAAACAATATCGCTTGATGAAGCAATGGAAGCAGTTAAGCAGGATGTATATGCTTTACAGTACATTGACAAACGTATTTTTAACAATTAAAAGAAAGAGGTAGTGGTATGAATGCAGTATTAAAACTTGCAAATGGTATGGGAAAAGCTTTTAAAGAAGCAAAAGAACAGTTGAGTCAACGTGCAGAAGTATTACAAAATGGAGAGTATATTGCACGTATTCAATCTTGTCAAAGGAAAAAAGCAAAAGAAAAAGACACTCAATATATCGAAGTACAGTACTACGTGATGGAAGGAGAAAGAAAAGGTCACATTGAGTATTGCCGATTAATGCTTATTGCTGAACGTTTGCAATCTATTATCAAATTTTTCGACAAATTTGATTTTGATACTGATTCACTTGCGAATGATGAAACTGGTGAATTGATCGATTCATATTGTGATACAATAAATCAATCTGCACCTCTTGTTAAGTTTAATGCTCAAAGGTGGTTCCGTAAAGGTGCGGATGGTGGAATTACTGATGAAATAGGAGGTGTAAACATATTTCTGAATTCCATTATTGAAAGTAATATTGGAGATTTAGGATTAGAAAGTTCCAATGATACTTCTGATGATACCAATAATACTGAAGATCAATTTGAAGCAATGGACAAAAAAGAGCTTCGTGAATTTATTCTTTCAAATGATACTATTGATATATCAATGAAGTTTGTTGCAAGTAATGATGAAGATGCAATTCGAAGTGCAATCAGAAAACAAATGTGGTCATTATCTGATGAAGATAATACAACAATTGAAAATGATGAAAATGAAGAGTTGCGTTTAAAACTATTTGCAATATGCGAAAGTCAAGGAGTTGAAGAGGCAAATGATGCTATGTCATTTGAAGAACTAAAAAAAGTACTTGACAATGAAGAAACAGGCGAACAGTATCATTTCACGATTGAAGGTGAAGATTGTTTGACTGAAGAGGAAGTTGAAACTTTAGTCAGTTGCGGTCTTGATCATTTAATTGTAAATGAACCGGAATCGGAAACGAAACAGGAACCAATTAAAAACGTAGTTAAAAAACAAGTTGCAATCTCTGGAAAAAAACCTATTCAGAAAAAACCTTCTCTTCCGGCGAAAAAATCAGGGAAAAGATAAGGGTTAATTAAACGTTTAAACTCAATAAGAATGATGCAGGAGTATAATTGTGTACTCCTGCATTAAAATAAGCTCTTCTTAAACGATTAAATACATGTAATTTTAGGTAAAATCGATGTTCAACATATCGTCATTATTGCAAAAATATAAACAATGTCAGAATTTCGTGTCTTTTGACGTTGAAACAACAGGGTTGCGCCCGTATCATGGAGATAGGATTTTTAGTTATTGTGTCGGCAACAATCAATTTTGCATAGTTGCACGCATTGACAAACCGTATTACGCAATATTGAAAACTAAACATATTATTGATTGCATTAGTACAAAAAAAATAAATATGATGAATGATATTGAAATAAGAAAATCATCAATTGAAAGCAATGTAAGTTTACTCAAGCAATATTTAACAGTTGGTTATCGCAATAATAGTATGATTATTCATAACTGCAAATTCGAAAAAGGTTTTTGCAAAGTTTATGGTATTGAATTTCCTGATGATTTATTAATTCATGATACCATGTTAATGTCAAGAGAACTGGATAATCAATCGCCTTCGCATGAGCTTGATAAATTGGTTCATAAATTGGGCGGTGATCCATTTGACAAAATGAAAATATGTGATGAAAAAGTTAAGAAAGAAAATAAACGTTTAAAAGGATATCAGTATATCAATGTTGATTTAATGACTGAATATCAAATGTATGATGCAATAAGACCGTTATTATTGCAGTATGCACTATGGCCGGAAATTCTGAAAAATGAAAATTTATTGATAGATTATATATGGGAAGTGCAAGCGGCATTGTGTACGCAAGAAATGGAAGAAGATGGAATTCCTATTCATTATAAAAATTGTGATAAACTTCGACTATGGTTGTCAAAAGAAATTGAAATGATGCAACATCAATCTTTTGATATTTTAGGAGAGTACATTAATCTTAATGCTGATGCTCAATTAAGAAGAGTACTTTTTAATAGATATAATTTACCTGTTATATCATTTACGGAAACAGGAAAACCAAGTGTTAACAAAGATACTTTATTAAAACTAAAAGAAAGTTATACTCTTCCAATTTTGGATTTAATTATAAAATATAGATCATATACTGACGGTTTTACTAATATTGAATCATACAAAAAACTTGCAGATGAAAAAGGAAAACTTCATACAAGTATTAATACATGTCAAGCGCGAACTCATAGACAATCAAGCAGCAAACCGAATTTACAAAATGTATCTAAAGAAGTTGCATTAAAAAATCCTTATCCTGTTCCTGCAAGAGAATGTTTAAAATGTCCTGATGGTTGCATTCTTTTAATGCCGGATTATTCAGGTATACAATTTAGATTAATCATTGCTGACTCTGGAGAAAAAGAGTTGATTGACTTACTGAAGACTGACCCGATTAATGCAGACCCGCACACAATTGCAGCCGAAATATTCTATGATAAATTGTTTACAGATCAAGAACAATGTATTGAATATATGTTGAATATGTCACCTGATAATAAAGTATTAGTTGATAAAAAAGGAAAAGAAGAAGCGTACAAAGAGTTCAAAAACATAATGAGAAGTGCCGCAAAAAATGCGAATTTTGCAAAACCATTTTTTGCAAATTTGCAAAGAATAGCAGATACATTAAGACTGCCTGTTGAAATTGCGGAACCGGGTTATTGGAGATATGCAGCACGTTGGCCGAAAATATTTTATTATAGTCAAAACGTTATGAGGGAAGCAAAAGAAAGAGGTTATGTTGAAACTGTTTTCGGACCTAAAATTTACGGAGTTGGTGACGATTTGCATATGTTAGGTAACTATAAAATTCAGCATATGGAAGCGAAAATTGTAAAGCGCGCTGAAGTCAGGTGTATGAAATGGTTCAAAGAAGAATTCACATTGGAAAAGTTGAATATTCTTTTTCCAGTGCATGATGAACTTATTATAAAGTTTCATCGTTCATTACTTCCACAAAGAAAAGAGATAATGAAAACGATAAGTGAATACATGACATATTGTCCTGAAATATCAGTCCCTTTAAATGTTGGTTGGAAATTTACAACTACAACTTGGGATAAAGCGGAAAAGGTAAAGATATGAAAGATCAAATTAATAAAATATGTAATAGTGGTGCATTTAAAATTGAATTGCGTTTAATTGCAATAGATGAAGATTTGAAAATAAGAAAAGATATTGAACCATTTTTATTAAGTAGACAATTTGTATTGCATCATGTAAAGATTAATATTGAATATGTTAGTACATTGATTAAACAAACATTTTCAGAATTTTTATATAAAATTTTATATTAAAAGGAGATTGAAATAATGAATATTAGTTTAAAAGCAGGATTAAAATACATCTTTAAATCATGCAAGCATGAAGATATTTCATATATTGAAGCTTTACGAATGTATGATAGAATAAAAATGGATAGTGAAGCATTTGAATATTTTATAAATAAGAAGAATGAAAATTTACAAATGTTATCAATATTTTCTGATATGGGAAGAGAGTAAGAATGAAAATTAAAATTTATTTTAAAAATGATGCAGTAATTCGTATTGAAATGATTAAAGAGTTCTCAAGAGAAATTTTTGAAATTAGTAAAGAAAATCAAATAAAAGAAACTAATGTGAGAGGTGAAGAAATTGTAATTTGTAAAGGAAAAGAAAAATGAAACAAAAATACATCAAAAGAAAACCTAATCGATCTGATATTGCTATTCGTGTCGGTCGATTAGTCGGATTGAATTCTTTGCATTTGAAAAGAGGGTATCTTTCGCGTAATGACTGGGCGGAACTTGAAACAACATTAAAAACATTAGTCGAAAAATGCAAGGAAATAAATCATGTTGATCAACAAAGAAGTATTTAATCATAAAAATTTAATTGCTTTTAGACAACATGGTTTTAATCCTGTTTCAACTTCAGGTGAAAATCATGTTGTTGGTAATTGTATTTTCTGTAATGGTACAAAAGCAAACGGTGATTCTAAAATATTTTATATCAACGTTGAAAATAAAATGTGGGACTGTAAACTTTGCGGATTATCGGGAGGTTACAAAACTTTTATTGAAAAATTAGTTAGTTGGTCACAAGAAAACTGCACGGTAAAACCACTTGTTACATTGTCAAAAAATAGATCATTAAAAATAAATACGCTTCGTAAAGTCGGTATAGGATTTAATCCAGTTAAGAAAACATACTTATTCCCCTGTTATGATATTAACAATAAAGAAATTTTGAATGTAGTATTATTCTCATGGAGCAAAACTGGAAAATGTTATCGTGCAATAACATCTGGTGGTAATCAATGGGTTATTGGTGGAAACTGCTTATTGAATAAAGAGTTAAATGAATATTGGATTGTAGAGGGGCATTGGGATTATCCGACGATGATTGAAATTTTTTCGACTTTGCATATTGAAGATCAGGGAATAATCAGTTTACCTGGAGCATTGCAATTTAAAGATGATTTACTCATGCATTTAAAAGGTAAAATAGTTCATATTATTTTACATAATGATTATGAAAGAGAAGTAAAAGGTAAAAAGATTTTAGGTGCCGGAAATCAAGGAATGATTAAAATATACAATAAAATGAGTCGAATTGTTGAATCAATTGATTTTGTTCACTGGAAAAAAGAACTCAAAAATGGTTATGATATCAGAGATTTATACATTGATCATAAATGTAAAGCGAAAGAAACATTTGAAGAACTAAAATCATTGATGCAAAAATATCCGCCGGAAGTTGATTTAAAGGAAGTATCGGATAATGTGACTATTGTTAGTGAAGGTATGAAAGTGGAGAAAGCGCCGGAAAGGAAACGATATTCTGGAAAGGGTATATTACCAAATGATGTTTATAATGTATTTGGTAAGTGGTTGGAATTGAAAACGAATGATATTATTGACGTAGTTATAGGATGTGTACTTGCAAATAGATTACCTTCTGATTCTGTATGGTTACAAATTGTTGGACCTTCAGGTAGTGCAAAATCGGTAATATGCGAAGCTTTAGATTGTCATTATGACATAGAATCTGTTGACACTTTTACAGCATCAACTCTTGTCAGTGGTATGACTGCCGCCGGTGGTGCCGATCCATCTTTACTTTTAAGGCTTGATAAACGAATATTGGTTACAAAAGATTTGACAACTATTTTGGAAATGCCGGCAATGGTGCGCGATGAAATTTTCGGTCAATTGAGAAGTGCTTTTGACGGGCATTATTCAAAAGGTTTCGGCAATGGTACAATGGTAAGAACGTATAATAGTAAATTTGGATTTATTGCGGGTGTGACTCATGCAATTGAAAAATATACGGAAGGACATACTGCATTAGGGGAAAGATGGATAAGATTTAATATACCATTGGAAGATATAATAAAAATAATGCTCAAAATGGAAGATATTTTGCAGATTAATAAAGGAGATATCGCTAAAAAAGAAATGAAAGAGTGCATGAGGCAAGTTTTTGATTATGAGTATTCGCTATCTGAAATTGAAATATCAGAAAAAATGATTAAGCAACTTATGAGTTTAGCTCAATTAATTGAAATGTTACGTGGTACAGTTCAAAGGGATAGATTTAGTAAAGAAATTACTTTTGAGTCAATGGTTGCATTGCCAACTAGAGTATTTATTCAATTGAGAAAAGAATTAACAGGTATATGCGCGTTTAAAAGGAAAAAAGAACCTGAAAAAGATGATTTAAGACAGATAATAGATATAGCGAAAAGCACTGTTCCTCTTTCCAGAGAACATTTTTTGCATGAGATAGTAAAAAAAGGATTAAATAGTGAAGTCAATTTAAATGACATTTGCAAGACATTAAAATTGCCGTCAATAACAGTTCAGCGACAAGCGGAAAATTTAGTTGCTTTAAACGTGATTGAAAAGATTCCGGTTACATCATTGAAAACATCGTATAAGTTGACTGAACAGACTATTGAATTAATTATAAATGGAGGGATGTACTCATAATGAATATTGAAATTAATAAAATATATTTAGGTGACTGTCTGGAAGTTATGAAAGATATTAAAGATAAATCTATTGATATGATATTATGTGACTTACCTTATGGAGATAGAACAAATTGTAAATGGGATAAAATGATTAATTTATCATTATTATGGAAACAATATTTAAGAATTATTAAAAATAAAAGTATTATTGCATTAACCGCAACTAATCCATTTGCAAGTGCTCTTATCAATTCAGATACAAATAATATTTTTAGGTATGATTTTGTGTGGGATAAGATTATTCCATTTGGATTTGTAACAAGTAAAATTAAGCCAATGAGACAACATGAGCTAATTTTGATATTTAGTCATGGAAATGCGAGTTCAGCAAGTAAAAATAATATGAATTACTATCCACAAGGGTTATATTCATTGGTAAAAAATAAAATAGTTGGTATTAGACCTTTATCATTACGTAAAAATATTAATCAAATAGGAAGATTTTATAAAACAGAATTTACAAATTATCCAAAATCAATTTTAAAATTTAAAAGGGATGATAATTTGGTGCATCCTACTCAAAAACCAGTTGCACTATTCGAGTATTTAATAAAAACATATACAAAAGAAAATGAAATAGTGCTTGATAATTGTATAGGAAGCGGTACAACTGCAATAGCATGCATTAATACTAATCGTCAATACATTGGAATAGAAAAAGATGATTATTATTTTAAAGTTTGCAATGATAGAATTAATAGTCATAAAAGATTAATAATCAATAAAAAGAAATTTGAGGTATACAAATGATTGAATTGAATAGAATTTACAATGAAGATTGTCGTGAAACTATTAAAAGAATTCCTGATAATTTCGTCAATATGATATTGACTTCACCACCTTATGACAACAGGCGTACTTATGAAAATTGCAAATGGGATTTCGAAGTATTCAAATCTATTGCAAAAGGTTTTTACAGAATAATGAAAGATGGTGGTATTGTAGTATGGGTTGTTGCCGATGAAACTAAAGACTTTTGTGAAACATTAACATCGTTTAAACAGGCAATTTACTTTGTTGAGGAAGGTAAATTTAAATTGCTTGATACTATGATCTATTATAAAAAGTGCGCTCCTCCTTGCAAACCATCAATATTAAAATGTAGATATAATCCATCTTTTGAATATATGTTTGTATTTTGTAAAGGTAAAAACAATGTGTTTAATCCTTTACGAGTTATATGTATACGTCCAAATGTTATAAATAACCATGTAGTAAATAGAGAAAAAAATGGAAGTTTAACAAAACAAAAAAATTTTATTACAAAAGAAACTAAAATTAAAAATAATGTGTGGGAAATAACTTCGAATGATAATTCCGACAATAAGGAAAATGACAGTGTTCATCCGGCAGTATTCCCTAAACAATTAGTTATTGATCATATTAAATCATGGTCAAATGAAGGAGATATCGTATATGATCCATTTTCAGGTTGTTATGATAATAAAACTGAATTATTGACAGAAAAAGGTTGGAAATTGTTTGATGAATTGAAAAATAATGATTTAGTCGCCTCTTTATTTAATAATGAATTAAAATTTGTCAATTTTTCTAATAAAATTAAGTATAAATATAAAGGTAATATGAAAAATTTTCAGGGAAGAGAAATTGATTTAGTTGTAACACCTGATCATAATATGTTTATATCAAAAAGAACTGCATATAATAAAAATAAAGTAAAAAATAAAAAAGGACTTTACTATCTTGATTATACTTTCATAAATGCTAATAAAGTTGTTTCACTTGATAAGGTTAAAAGAGTACCTGATAAATGGGAAGGAAGTATTTTAAAAATATTTACTTGTGGTTTAACAATAAGTAAATGGTTAATGTTTTTAGGATTTTATTTAGGAGATGGGTATACTGAAAAAAGTAAATACGGGAGAACTGGTTTTCATATAAAAATTAAAAGGAAAAAAGAATATATTAAAAATTTTATAAATGATTTTAAATTTAATTGGAATGTGTCAAATGAAAAATCGGGTAATATTAGATATTATACGTCTAATAGTACAATCATTAAATATTTAAAAAATTTAGGTGGTAGTCATGAGAAATTTATACCTTATGATGTAAAACAATTACCAAAAAAATATCTTAAATTTTTATTTGATGGTTTAATTAATTCAGATGGTTGTATACATAAAAAAGATGGTCGAATTTCTTATTATTCAACATCAAAAAAATTAATAGATGATGTGATGGAAATTTGTTTAAAATTAGGAAAGCCTTGTACTATAAGTGAGAGAAAAAGAGAAAAAAATAAAATTGCTTACTGTTTAGGAATATCGAATTATAAATATGCAAGAATACATAAAAAGAAAGATATTAAATATAATGATTATGTGCATTGTATCACAGTTCCGTCTCATATATTATTAGTAAGACGAAATGGAAAACCATGTTTTTGTGGAAATTCAGGTACTGTTGCAAAAGTATGTCAATTGATGAATAGAAAATTTATCGGTTCTGAAATCAGTAAAACGTATTGCAATTTATCAACCAAAACACTTGCAAGAACAAATTTACGAAAAGAAGGGAGTGATTTATGGCTATTAAAGTGACTACAAAAAAGTTGGAATCACCGATTATCAGCGAAGATATGAGAGCAAATCTTGAACTGGTATCTGTTGACAGTATTAAACTATGGGAAGGAAACGTAAAAAAGCATACTGACTCTGAAATAAAAAGACTTGCAGAAGGAATTAAAACTTATGGTCAATGGCGTCCTGCCGTAGTATGGACTGTTGACAAACAGATAAGAGTTGGAAATGGGATGTATTTAGCAATAACCAAAATTCTCAAGCAAAAAAACATTTGGGTATTGTGGAAAGATTTTATAAGTAAAGCTGAAGCTGATTTGGCCGGAGCATTTGATAATAAAAGCAGTGAATGGTCGGAATTTGATAAAGATGCATTAAGAGAATTGTTCGTTCGTGAAGATATTATTGATTTGACAGGTCATAATAAAAAACGTTTAGAAGAGTTCTCCGGTTTTTCAGAAGAAGATTTGAAAACACTTTTCATAGAAAAGGATTTGAAAAGAATTGATAATGAGGATTGCACTGTAAAGATTGAGTGCAAGAAAAATGAGAGAGATTCACTAATCGATGTTCTTTCCCAGTGGTCGAAAGACTCCGGTTTTACTGATTTGATTATTCATTAAAGGAGTAATTATTATGAACAAGATCAGAACAACAATATCATTTGTATTTAGTGCTGCACATAGAATGTATAATGATGAATCGAAAGAGGGATTTATTCACGGTCATACTTTTAAAGTTGATATTACTTTGCAGAAAGGAATGTCTGAAAGTACATTAAATGAAAATGGTAATGTATTGCTTAAATCACAATATGATGAAGTTGATTTGTGGATATTTAATAATTTTGATCATGCATTTATTATAAATGAATTTGATGAGAATATTCAGAAAGCATGTCATTTTTTAGGAACTAAAAATAATCATCAGAAAGTGTTTGTAATGCCTTGTCAACCAACTTGTGAGAATATTGCGTTAACACTGGAAAAAGTTGTAAGAGGAATGTTTTTTGAGCAGGACATACATGTAATTAGTATTATATTAAATGATGGTAATAACACTTTAGCAAGGATTGACTGTTTATGAAAATAAAAAAGTTTAATAAGGAACAAAGAAGTATTAATAGTGCAAATTTTAATATTTTTATACAAAAAATTAATAAAATGAACTGTAAAAATAAGAATTTGAAAGGAAGTAATAAACATAAAAATGATCATAAAAAGTTTACAAAATGATAATTTAATATGAAACAATATATTTTTATGAAAAAAAATATTTTTATTTTACTATGTTATTGATTTTAATAACGTTATGGATAAATTGCTAAAAACGTTAAAATTGTAGAATTGTAAACTGATATCTTATACAATTCAATGACTTACATAGTGTTTAAAGGATTAAAAATGATTTACATATTTAAAAATAACTTGTTTAAAATCAATGACTTATCGTTTTATCATTTGTTTTATACTTGT